GAGGAAGAAGAAAAAGGGGTTAATATAGAAGACACTCTGGAGCCGCAAGAGAGGGCCGCGTTTGACGCCCTTATAGAGTCTGGCTTGGTTGATAAGGATGGTGCAAGACGTGTCGTAAGTATTACGGAGAAGCGGACTGGGAAAAAGAAGATGGGGCTGGCCGTAGGGAGGATTATTAGATGGGCGAGGGTGCTCGAAGACGAAGAGATATCGGACAGGGAGAGGGCCGTCACCATCGGTCATGAAGGGTTTGAGGTCTTCCTTAACATGTTTGGCTACGGTCACCCAACTGTTATTAAAGGTCTTAGTATATTATCTAAGTATAGGAAGATGAGGAAGGGAGAGAGTGATGCGGAGTATGCAACTCGGCTGAAGGAGATATTCGCTGACCAGGTTGGAGAGGCCTGGGCAGACAAGGCGTTGAAGAGCAGAAAGCATAAAGGCTTGATGAACTGGCTGCGTATCTTCTATAATGAAGTAAGAGCCGTCATTAGGAGCGCCAGGATGGGCGTGTTGGCTGACGTGGCGGAAACTATGACAGAGGCACTTACTGCGGAGAAGATAGCCAGCGTCGGCGCTCATGTCAAAGAGCTGGGCTCCATGGAGGCTGTGTTAGAGAGGTACCCTGGCGATACGGAGGTGGATAGGTTTGCCAGACAGAGAGCTGAGGAACTGTTCGGGCCGAAAGAGATGAATGAAGACGAGATTGACGCCTTCCTTGATGCCTATGATGAAGAGCCAGAGTTTAGGTCTCCCCGTGAAGATATGGAAGTACTTGCAAAGCACCTGAATGCTGCAGGCGTTAGTCGGGAGACTGCGGGGAGGGTACTACGTCTGGCTAATCAGGGAAAGGCGGACGAGGCCGAGATGCTTGTGGATAAGCTAAGGGAGGGCAAGATAGACGAGGTCTTTAGGAGGCGTCTGCTTTTGGCCAGCATTCGTTTAAGGCAACTGAGAGGGGTGGAGGTGAGCTTTAGGAGTCCTGGGGAGCCTGAAGCCGCGGCTGAGGGGTTTGCTGTTCGAAGGACTAAGCATGCTACAAGAATTATAGGGCCTGGGATGAAATATGTTGGGCATAGGCGTCTTTATGTAATGGATGTAAGGAATACCCCCGAGTCTTTTGATGCTGTAAAAGTGCAAAGGATCGTGGATGCTTGGGAAAAGACGAAGTCCCCCCTTGGGTATGTGAGCTACAATGATATAGTGAGTGAGAGTGGTCTGCCCATCGAGGATGTTTTAAGGAACTTGAAGGGGATGCACGTAAGAGACCCTCACGGTGTCCGCTTCAACGTAAACCGTTGGGGGGAGAATGTCTATGTGAAGCTAGTCAAGACCGACTGGATTCCTCCACAATTCCGCGATCCCAATACGGCATATAAGATACATGAAGACGCTAAGTCTATAAAGGAAAAGATACACGATATTTGGCCTATGATACACTGGCTACGATCGCCAGAGGCTATTGCGGAGGCCTTAACAACTAGGGATGCCAACACCCCTACCGAGCAGAAAGTGTTTGAGAGGTACAAGACGGTAGTCACTGGTCTTGTCGAAGCTGACTTGAAGAGGAGCATGGCTACTGGTCTTGATGCAGAGAGGTTTACCGAGTGGAAGGCCGAGCTTACACAAGAGCAGCAGCTACAGGTTAGGGAGGCTGCGGAAGCTATATATAAAAAGGATTTGGATGCTTTAGGTAAGTACGATGAAGCTGTACAAAGGGCGGCTGCGAAGGTTGTTGAATACTTCTATTGGATGCGGGCTGTATACCGAAGCTTTTTGAAAAGGATGATAAATAAGCATATGCCTAAGAGGCTTGTTAGCGCATATACTTATATGATAGAGAATGGTCTCACCCCAGAAGAAACAGTTCAGGTCTATGATAAGGTGGACGTTGCTGAGCTAACTGAGCTTTATGATAGATACCGCGCTGCCGACACATGGGGGCTTGACAGCTACCTACCCAATTTTGAGCGAGGGCAGTATAGACTTGTCGATGATACAGGTACTACAAGGGCCGTGGCGCTGACTGTAGCTGATGCTAAGAGGAAGGGAAAGAGGCTGTTGGAGGACGACCCTGACATTAAGTTGACTATAGAGTCGGGGATGAAACTTCACGACGTTGTCTCCACTCGGGTGAGTAGGGGCCTATATTGGCGTTTGGTTAGTGAATTTAAAAAAGCATTTGGCGACTTCAACGCTAGCGCCGAGGACGTAAGGGCGGCGTTGAGGGGTAAGATAGCTATTGAGCCAGCGCCTAAGTTTGCCGGACCCACAATGAAACGCAAAGGCGTGTTGAAAGGGGAAGACAATATCTTTGATGTTATCTACGCATACTCGTATGCAATGCACAGTAAAGTGTTTCTTGACCCTGTCTTAGACGACGCCCGCGGGGTGTTGTCATCGCTTGGCCCGAACCTTCGCAAGGCTCTCCAGCAGCAGATAGATGCTACTAAAGGTAAGTACTGGATAGAGGATGAGATATTTGATAGGCTTATGCAAGCCGCTACTCTTACAGAGACTGATAAGGGTGTGATAAGGGTTGTTAAGAGTCTGATATCTCCAATGGTAGAGAGGTCAGAGGGAGCCATCGCTACCAGGTATGTGGCGAAGGCGAGGATGATGGAGGGTTGGCTAAAGCTGGGGTATAGGCCTGTGGCGGCTTTGATAAACTGGGCTGGAGGCAACGCGCATACATGGGTGAAGACAGGAAGCACTTACATGAGGGCGGCCAGCGCCTTTCTGAAGACCGAGGAAGGCAAGGCCTTTATGGAGCGTAATAAGTGGGCGATGGGCATTGACCTTGCCCTCGATGTACGAACGGACGTGGTTAAGGCGAGGCGAGTGGCGCCACTATGGTCTCCGCTTGGACTCTTCGGCTACCCTGAGCCACAGATTAGGCGGCTTGGACTTGCCGCTAACTACTTGTATGCTAAGCGAAAGTTAGGCATGGGTAGTGATAAAGCTGAGGCCTTCGCCAGACGAGCACTTCGCTTTCAGAACTTCACTTACAACATAGCCGCCCTTCCGCACATACTACGCTCTCCCGCTGGGAGACTGGTTGGGCAGTTTAAGACATATCTTATTAAAGAGATAGAGTTCATCCTCTCTCTTAAGAAAGATGAGTGGGTCAAGTATGCCGGTATGCAGATGGTGCTCGGTGGCATGAGAGGATTCTCAGTAGTGGTGAAGTCGTTCCCCCTCTTCTACGTCCTCTTTGGTTTAGCCGACCAAGACCCAGACGAGTGGCTAGACAAGCTAAACCTAAAGCTGGGCTTTGACGTTAGCAGAGGGTTGGCCGGCCTCTTTGGGGCAGATATATCAGTACCAGCGACTGTGCAGCTGCCAGGCAGGCTAGAGGAGTGGGCAGGACCTTTTCTTGCTGATTTGTGGAAGCTCTTTTCCATCCTCTTCCGCAAGGCGGAGGGAGAGGAGATGATGGGAAGAGAGTTTGCTGATTGGGGCAAGGGACTGTCTCCTATTATGTACTACTGGAACCAACTGTTTGACAGCGTTATGAGCCCTGATGGATGGGTAAGGGATGAAGGAGGCCGTAAGCTATACCAGCCTACTTTGATAGACCAAATACTTTATCTCCCGTCTGGCGCTGCGCCGGCTGAGTATAAGAAAAAGCGGCTCCTCCTACAGCGCCTTAATAAAGAGTTGGAAGTCAGGAGACGTAACAGAACAAAGGCCGTTGACCGAATTATGAGGCACTTCCTCAAGAACGAGGAGTCAACTGAGGCCATAAATAATCTTATTGCTAAGTATAGTATAACTGCTGATATGATAAAGCGTCGTATGAAGGAAGCTAGTCTAACTCCTGGTCAGAGACTTCTCCTTCGAGCTCGCTTACTTGATCGTCCTTATGTGCTGGAGCAATGGCAGATCTACGGACCTGACGAAGATGAGCTCTGATGAAGCTTACCAATAGCGACAACGCTGCTTCGGGGAGAGCTGATACGCTCTGCATACCAGCAACGGCCTTGGTTACCACACGAAGGTAGTCACGCCTGCTAAGGCCGTATATTTTGGTATCCTTTTCAGCAAGTGCTAACCACTGCTTATGTTCTGGCTTCTCCCAACAATCGTCAAACATCTCCTCATCGAAGAACTGGCATTCGTCTGATACCTTATCGCAGAGCATTGTGTGAAGTAGTCTGGCCGCCTCTTTTGTATCGTCTGTCGGCTCTTCCATATCTAGGCCAGTTATTCTCTTCAAAGCCTTACTTGTAATCACTTCGTCCTCTATCAACTTACGTAATGCTTCTTCGTACTTATCCATCTATTCCCCCTTTGGTAAATTATTTACCGAAGTTACAAAACTTTTATGAGTGTATCGTTTGGGTCAGAGTGGTCGAACTCGCAAAAGTGCATCTGCCTCAACGCGCTCATAATCTCTCTCAGGTCGTTGTCAGTGACATCTTGGTGAAAGCGGCGGAGGAGCTCGCTAGCCTTCATCTGCCCCTCTTGCTGGAGAGTTTGCATAATCCTATACTGAACGTCTGCTAAGCGAGATGTGCCTATCCCGCCAAAGGTGCGTCCCATAGGCTTCTCTACTTCTAGGAGGGTCTCCAATGCCCTTGTAAAGTCCTCTTCAGTCAAGACCATGCCGCCTCCCCTGGAGGCATTCATTATCATACAGAGTTTGAGTAAGTGCACTGGGCGACGTGTACAATAGCCGTCAAACTTGCTATCCTCAAAAGGCTTATCTTCAGAGTGCTTCGTATACCAAGACACCCACTCGTTCCAAAGCCCGTCCGTCAGCTTGTATTCTCCTTCAGTTATCATAATGTCGTCTAGGTCGGCCTCTAAGTCGTCCTTTACTGCGATCTCGTCTTTGGTCAAGGTCGGGGCAGCCACTACCTTCCCCTTCTTGGAGGCGTAAACGAATATGATGCGGCTTAGGAGGCCACTACCCCATGCCTCTTCAGTCAGTGTAGCCCTAAGCAGCTCGGGGGTAGTAGCTCCAAGAAGATTGACCCAAGTAGCTGGTATCTCGTCCACCAATTCTTTGTTCTTGGGTCTGTATATCCATGGAGCCCTACAATCGTACCAATCTGTTAGGTATGAGATAAGCTCTCTCATCCCGTAACCGAGGAACACAGTAAGCTCTGGGCTAAAGATAGTAAGGGAACTATGTTGCCCTTTTATTACGCCGGTCTCTATATCAACGTCTGCCCCAGTCGTGCTCCTATTCAGCTCTCTTATAAGTCCTTGCTGGGTGGTGCACTCGGCGGCTAAGTGTATACCCTTCTTACGAAGGAATTCAAGGGCTGGCTTCATGGCTGTGCCCTTTCTCGCGCCGCTAGGCCCAATTAATACTATGTACATGTTAGGGAAGAACTCCGCTCCTACTCCCCACTCTAGTCTACACTTACGCCGTAGGCAAGCTGCTATGACGCTTATACCCACCCACTTCTTATACAGTTCGCAAGGCTCACTATTGTGCGTATACCTCATCCAACCGTCCAACCAGTCGGGTAGTCTCCTCGCCAACGGTGCCCTCCTAATGAGCGATCTCTTCGTACGTGGCTCGTATTGTCGCGGCCAGCTCGTCGACGCCGCCCCTACTATAATGTAGCTTCTTCATATCTCTAAAGTTCAGCCCCATCTTAAGGTCGACGGGAATAGTAAACTCTGTCCCTCTCCACACTAACGGTTGCTCTAGGCTAGCCTTCAGTTCAAGTAGTGCAGCGGCATGGTACTCCCATCCGACAGAGATTGGTATTTGTAACCATATACTGTCATGTACTTGGTTGAGGAGCTCGACATGACGAAAGTGCTCCTGGTCATGGTAGACCTTTAGTAGGCCACGCTCGTTAATTATATCGGGCACGGTACTCTGTGGTATGAAGGCATAGGCGTCACGGAAGAGGTCGCTTCCCCACTCTGCTAGGAATAGTCTGGTGCGACCAAAAAGATTGGTGAGACGTCTGGAAAGCCTGAGCTCCTCTCTCACCCACGCATGGTATGAGCTTCGCACTTCCGGATACACCCTATGCCAACTCTCTACAAGCTCCTTGGCCTCTCTCTCTGGTAGTTGGTACTGGAGGGCGAACTTCTTATACCCCATATCGTAAGCAAGCTCGTGGTTGGTTTTCTTCCCCCAAAAGCGCTCGCTGAACCTGCCAGTGCCTAGAGGAGACGACCCTTCCTCGTCGCTGACGTCTTTTGGGTCTTTGCCAAACATCAGGCCAGCAGTAAGACGATGGACATCGTCGCCTCTGGCAAAGGCCTCCCGTAAGCTAGGCACAGGCCCTATAGCAGCGACTATTCGTGTCTCCGCCGTAGCTAGGTCTGGTTCATACGCAATGTACCCTTCGTCTGCTATAAGGAACTCCTTAACCTCTGGAGGCTGGTTCTGCAGATTCATACCAGTACCGAATATAGTCTTGCTGCTACTAAACCTCCCATTCTTCGTCCCCACGGGATTCACGCTGCTACGTAGGCGATTATCTTCGTCTATCTTTAGGTCAAGGTAAGTACCCTTCAGTTTCCTCAGACCTCTTATATCTAATATAGTCTGCGCCTCCGGGTACCCTCTGCGGGCTATCCTTATCATGGCCGTTTCATCGTAGGTGACTGTCTCCTCTTTTATCCCATCCTTCGTCACCCACTTAGTATAAGGCGTAAGCCCTTTCTCATTGGCGAAGTAATCTTTTATCTGCGCACTACTATTGGCATTGAGCTGACGGCCAGTCTGTCTAACAAGCCTAGCATTCAGCACCTCCAACTTCCTATCACACTCTTTAGCCTTATTAGCCATGCCCTCTGTATCAACCTTGACACCCCTGGCAAACATGAAGAGAAGCGGCTCGATAGTGGCCACTTGCCTTTGGTAAGTTCTCACGTTCCCCTTTAGTCTGTCGGCTATCTTAGAAAATGCCTCCAGTGCGATAGCACTGTCAAGGCCAGAGTATATCCAGAACTTATCCTCGCTAGTGCCATACTTCATGTGCATCTTGCCATCTGCCTTGTAGTAAGGCTGTCGTGTGTACTCAGTCGTGACGAAGTCCAGCCCAAACCCGAAGTCCGGATACAGTATCCTATGAGCTACCATGGTATCATCCATGTTGGTAGTTCTAACACCGTACTTTGCATACATGAAGGAGGAGTCAAAGAGAATGTTGTGGCCTACCTTCTTCACTTTGACATCCTCCAGTATGCCAGCCAATGTTTTCATAACGCCGACTTCGTGTTCAGGCGTGAAGTATGGCCTGTTGCTTTTTGTAAGGGGAACGACGATGACGTCGTCCGGCGCCCTTGCTACGGAGAAGCATGACAGCTCTCCCCTAAGCACCTCAATGTCAAAGCCTATGATACTAGGAAGGTGTGATAGATAGTGTATAACGTCGTCGTACGTAGGCTCCGTTATAATATTACGCTTCGGCAAGACTATGTCTGGCGTGGACGACTCACTCAAAGCCAGACATAAGTCCCTTGCTATAAGATGTCGCCAGATATACCGCCCCCTAAGTGCGCCAGCTGGATGGAACGTGGGTACTATCTTCTTATTAATAAAAGGAGAATGCAGGATGGAGCCACGCCACTGCGTGATGCCCCAGCGCCTAGTAAGAGCGTACAGGGCAGGGTTGCCTAATGCTATGACAACATTAGCTTTTGTCATCCTTAGTTCAATATGAAGAGCCTCTTCATACTTGCTATACTCAGCTGTAGTCACCACGCCTTTACGAGTCTTGCGTATAAAACTCTCAATACCATCGCCGGGAGGCCTCTCCTTAACCACGTTAGTAATATAACAAGAGCTGCGAGCTATGCCAGCTATCTCCAAAAGAGAGTTCAGCAGGCCTCCGGCTGGAGCGCGGTGGTAAAAGGGAACTCCGTGCTTCTCTTCCTTCTCGCCCGGCGCCTCACCAACTATAGCAATAGGCGATGCCGGGTCGCCCTCAGGTCTGACTATTACCTTCTGCATGGCCTTCCTCTACTGTTTAGCACAGGCGTTATGACCGCTCCCCAGTTATGGGGTCAGTCACGCTGTCAATCCCGTACGATGTATAACGCTTCGGCTCTCCCTCGTCCACCCTTACAACATACGGTCTCTTATAGGGCTCGTTCAGTTCGTAGCCAAAAGCGTACATCAGTAAGTTAGATGCTGCAAGTATCGTGTTGCCCGAGCCTAGGAAAGGTACTATTACATCGGCATCTGACCCGACAAAGGTGCTTATTATCTCGACCATAAGTTCAATGGGGCGCTCCGTCGGGTGTATCTTGCGGACAGGAGGGACTGGCTTAAAGTCGAACACATTGCGTCTCCCCTGCCTTGCCAAAACTCCAGACTCCTTTGTCCCGTAAAAGAACATCTCATAGCAGCTGGCCAAGTATATCTCCGGTCTCATAGTCTGTCCTGTAGGCTTTGCCCAGATAGCCGGTATAGGCCTAGTCTTAAACCCAACCTTCACCATTAAGCTATGAATGACGTGAAACCATTGAGGACCAAACCAGACTATCACCCAACCGTTCTTCGTAAGCACGCGATAGGTCTCCATAAGTACATCGCCCATGAAGTCTTTATATATATCAGGCTTGACCTCATTATAGTTATCCGTAGCATAGACAGAGCCATACTCCCTCTTTAGCTCTTGTAGGCCAATACTATACGGCGGGTCTATCTCTGCAAGCTGCACGCTGTCAGCAGGCACATCCTTAACCTTTTCAAAGAAGTCGCCCACTATGTAAGCGTCCCTCAGGCCAGCCTTAATCTTCTCCATCGGAGTGGCTGCCATCTTCTTCTCAATCTCTGCAGCTCGCTGACTAGTGTCCGCCTTCTTCTTCATTTGCCGAAGTATTTTATGAGCCTCCGTCTTATTCTTCGCTTTCTTCAGCTCAGGGAAGAGGTCTATGGCTCTGGACAAAGCAATGTCCTGACTAAGGCCAGGGTGCTCTATCCCTAACATGCTTGCCGTGTCACGAATAGAGTGACCTGGGGCGTCTGGGGAAGTGCTAGCCTTCTCCCCATACTTCTCCACCATCAAGAGGTGAATCCTCTCTTTGGCCTTAATCTCTTCAACATAGTGGAGGTCCTTCCTTCTTATATTTTCGGCTAGCTCTATGATAGCTAAATCGAGTCCCTCTAAGCTGGAGTCGTATACGTTGGCGGGGATATGGCCAGGAGGGACGATAGTCTTACCAAACTTATACTCCTCTTTTATGCCGCTAACTGCAGCCAGCCTTCTCCCACCCACCAACAGGCGGAACGGCTTCTCTCCACCCTCCACCTCGACCACGGCGACGGCGTGTATAAGACCTATCTCCCTAATATCCTGTCGTAGACCGTTTATATCCCCAAGGTCTTCCCTATTACGATCCTTCGTTTCAATATCGCTTATGGGAATCGTCTCCAAATACGTGCCCTTCACTCATTACCTCCAATCCGCTTTAATACTTCCGCGGCCTGTTCTGGTGTCATCCTATCAATCATGTCGGCGAGCGAGTTCTTCTTAATCTTAGCGCTACGCTTCCTAGACGCAGGGTTGGGCGTATGCCTCCTATTCCTTACCGCAAGGATAAGAGAAAGGGCGCTGGCGTTACTCATCTCAGATATGCTAAGCTTACCCAAGTCTTTGAGACTGGTCACTTATAGCTCCTTCCACGTCCCATGTTATATGAACTTTGCGTGCTATGATGAGACCTACCAAGATGTCCTTATCATCCCTCTCCAAGCCATCTACTACATCGCTGAGGATGGCAGAGAGGAAATCGTTCCTCAAACCCCAGTGTACCTTCTTGTCCAGTCTCGCCTTAATACCTGGCGGCACGTCCGCTATTACTCGTACTCGTCCTTCAGCTGACATACTATTCGTCTCCGATTATTTATGACGAGCGGGGCGGGCCGGATTACCACGTTGCCTTACCTAGAACTGAGACTAGTAAGGTCGTACCGGCCCGAAGTGTTCTTCAGACATAATGGCCTCAGTTGTATAGCCGTCGCCCCGTCGTCAAAGGCAGTTGTTACGCCGCCGGCGGATTGCACCGGACAATGGCGTTACTGGCAGGATACTCGTCGGTGGCCTCTCTCGTCTCCACCACAGCATACCCCTCTTTCCCTTTCCAGGAGGGAATCTCCCTATTGCCGTTCTTGTCTTCTTCTCCGAGCTCTAGCTTCTTGGTAATCTCGCAACCAAAAGCTCTGCAAAACTGCTGCATGTTTCCTTGATACATGTTGTCGATGCCTTCATCCTCTCCTGTAGGGAAGACTAGATAGTGATTGAATATGGCGCTGTTCCTATCCATAGCTCCCTTAAGAGAGACTGTAATCATCTTGTTGCCGGCCTTGCTCTCGCCAAAGACGGCCTTTACAATGACGAGTTTCTGTTCTCCGTCCTCTAAAAGGACTGGAGGTGTGTAGTCGTTGGCGAAGGCAATGTCTACATAGTCCATGCTTTTCTCCTTTGGTAAATAATTTACAGAAGGGTGGTTCATCCAAGCTCAAGCGCCTCTCTTACTTCATCGGCAATCCTCCTTTCTACTTGTACGAAGACATCCTTAGCTAGCTTAGCGTCGTACAAGGCCCCATGTGCCTTCTCCTTATCAACAGTTACACCTATATGCTCGGCAACTGTAGTAAGACTAAAGTTAGGTATACGTGGCCTCTCTGCACGTAGAGCATACGCCGCTAGAAGCATGACGTCCAATGGAGGGTGGAAGAACCAGGAGCCAAAGTACCTATCATTGTTCTTCTTAAACCACTCCCTTGTTACGTCTACATCAAAATAGGCATTGTAGCCAACCCAATGGAGCTTGTCCGTCTTCTCATACCTATCCACATATCTACTAAGCAGCTCGATAAACCCCTCATGCGCCTTGGCAGGAGGCAACCACTGCTTAACCTCATCTTCCGTAACACCGTGGACTTTCATGGCCTCTCTATCAATCACGTCTTCTGGAAAAGGCCTCATCCTGAAGTCAAACTCCTCTGTAAGCTTGCCGTTTACCTCGATCAAGCCAGCCAACTGTATAACTCCATGCTTCTTCGAATCCAGCCCGGTGGTCTCTGTATCTATAAAGATACACTTCATTTCTTCCTACCTCCCTTCTTCGAGGCTGGCTGCTCCCTCTTCTCCCCAAGATCGGGATACAACGGCCCGCTGCCCGCGCTCTTCTTTTGGTCACTGATGGACTCTGTCTCTGTCGCCATGTACGCCAGGAAGTCTTGGTGAGTAACTATTGGCGTCTCCTTTTCTACAGAGGAGTTGAGGAAGTCCACAAAGTACGTAACGCCGTGAGCAGGACCTATAGGAAAGCGTTGGCCGAACTCGTCGACTATCCACGCCCTTTTATTGGCGACTATGATGTTAGCTATATAGCTGAAGTTGACATAGTCCCCTTTCTGAGTTTGATAAAACTGTATCACTGCGCTGCCTCCTCTTCTCTGAAGTTAAAATAAAGGCGGCTTGTCCTCCGCTTCCTTTTCAAGGCCGACCTTTATCATCAGTTTCTTGATATTAAACTCTTCATACTTATTCAAATAGGGGGAGTTCTTGCCGCTTGGTACCTGTGCCAGCCTTGATTTAGCTATTATATTGCCGTCATTCTGTGTTAAGAGACGTACGGTATTACCTTTGGAGCTGGGCACCGCTTCTGCCCTATACACCTCGTCAAACATAGGCGGTATTTGCTCCTTCAACTTTCCCGTCAGTAGTGGCAAGGTGAGTATCCTCTCATTATCTCCATAGACCTCAGTAACCTCATGGCATATGAGATAGCAATTGCAAGGGAGGGAGAGGAAGTCGTCCAACGCCAGCTTCAACGCTTCCATCTGTATTTGCCAGTCTTTTTGGTCAGGTGTCATTTTCTTATTTATAATATAGTCATTATCTGGCATCATCTTCCCGCCAGTTTTTCTCACCTGATCCATAATACTCAGTGCCCATGTTGTAGCTGAGTCAAACACTAACGTACCCACTGCGTCAAAGTAGCCGCTGTTAGCCTTCTCCTTAAAGTCCTTTTGCCACCTATTGAACGTAGTCTCTTGCTGGCCGGCCTTGATACGGGAGCCGAAGGCACCCTCGAACCTAGCGTCCACGTTGATATTCTTCCCATCCACATATCTCTTAATAGGCGCCCAGCCGTGCCTATCAAAAGAGTATACGTGGACTGGCTTGGGGCAAGTCAGGATAGCCGACGTCTTCCACGTGCCTGCCTGCCCGTAGACCATAGTGTTATACCCTACTGACTCCATCTTCTGATACTGCTCGTGCACTTCTTGAGCAGTCTTGTTGATATTCAGTCTATCCATCGCCCCTCCTATTTCCCTATATGTTTAACTGTAACTCCCTCTTCCTCTTCGTAGCTCCTTGGGTCCCACCTCTCCACTTTGAATCCTTGTGGAACCTCTTTACATCTAGACAGCGGGTTAGGCCAAGCGCTGCAGAAGTCGATGTAGGGGCATCCCCAATACTGCGAGCAGGCCTCGTGAGCCCCTGTGCAAGGGAAGCACTCCATCCTACTATCGCTAGGGCTACACTTGGAGAGCCTATCAAATTCGTTACGTATGCTTAGGACAGCTTCTCTTGCCTCCCACAACCACGCGTTCATCATAACCATGCTCTTCCTAACAGGAACTCTAACATAGTCAGGGCCATCTCTTTTGGTAAACCTAATACCGTTGACCTTAGCTCCCCACACTTTATTGCTTGGGTAGAGGCAATGGAGCACGTGTACATAGGTAGCCAAAGCGTGGGACATCTTCCACTTAGCCACCCACTGCCTACTGAAGGCTCCAGCTGTTGTCTTATGTTCCAGTATATAGACAGCGTCCGCGTGCGGCTCTTCTACCACTGTATCAAGGCGGTAATAAAGTTTGATCGACTCTCCATCATCGTCGACCCCAATAGGCACCGACCCTGCAACCTCGGTAAAGAGCACTCTCATACCCCTATCCTGCGCCCGGAACCTCTCTATATACCCTACCAACGCTTCAACTACATAGCCGGGACTTTTTGGAGCGTTCACCAAATCTTCGTCCGGGCCTATTAAGTCTCTATACTTCACCAAGAACTTCCTATAAGCGTCTGGCACAAACGGCTCCAGGGAGTCGGTCTCTAGTATAAGGTGCCAGTTGTCCATGATATGCGCCATGGCATAGTGCATACAATGACCAAAGTGTAGGTCGTTGCTGACTCTATCTCTCCTCCACCCAAGCACATACTCGTAGAAGTATTTCCTTTTACAAGAGAGGAAGGTGGTCAACTTGGAGGAGTCCGTAACGTCCCACGTGGGGTGGTACGGTATTGGGTAATCCTTCTCACTTAGGTCCACGACGCTTCCTTTCGTACTTTAGCACCTTCCACGAAATCTCCGTATGCCCGCAAGGGTCGTAAAACTTCCCTTTGGCCACGATCACGTCGCGGCTGAGGTGCTGAGGTGAGATTACGTTATACATATGTTGGCGGCCTGACCTCTGGGCTAAGATAACCTTACCACTTTTCACTGCGCACGCGTACTCCCTCTCAGACCCCTTACTCATCGCCCAGCCGCTGAGCATAAGCATGATGTCGCTCCTACGTATGAGCTCCTCGTTCGCCGGCAGTAAGGCTTTATCTTCACTAAGGATTTTCTCAAAGTCACCAGTGTTCTTGTGAGGACAAATGACGGCGAAGCCGTTACTCACCCACCAAATGGCCTCGTTCTCTGCAGCAGTAATATTGGCCGCTATCTTTTCAAGAGTGTTGGCCCTATAAGGGCCGCTGATAAATACTACTCTATTATACATCCTTCCTCCAGCTACTTTGGCACTGCGCCCCTCCAAGCATTTCAGTGTCTCCTGCCTCAAGTCTCTCCCTGACCAAGGCTGCCGCTGCACTAAGGTAAACTATAGCTCCATGTAGCTCCTCCAACACAGCTTCGAGAGACTCCAGCTCACTGCACTCATCCATCTTTTTAGCAACTTGCCCAAAGTGGAAGCCAACTCCGTACAGTCTGCCAGCTGTCATTATAATCTGGTCATGGAACGCTCTACCCTTACTATGTCGACGCTTGCCTTTACACTGCGAGGCTTGGTGAAGGGCAGCCAGCAATTCCGTTACTAAGACATCGTAGCCTGGATACGCAGCATATACTGCGTTGACCGCCATGTCTATATCACTCATCGATGACTCCCTTGAAAGATGGTGCATAAGGCACGCCGGCTGCCGTAAGCTCTTGGTATTCGACTACTATCGTTTTTCCAAGAAGCTCGGTAGGCCACCAGTCCTCCCTCTCTTGTGCAGTGAATCCAGTCCCTACCTTGAAGATAGTACCATCGTCCAGCACACACTCTACTGCACCCAGTGTACCCTTCTTATAACCATGGATACTCTCTTCTTCTATAGCTCGGAGGACGACGGCGGGAGTCAGCCTGCGTTTCTTGCTCTTCATTATCTCAGTACTTCTCTTCTCCACATACTTGCCGTCATACTTACGTATGATGATACCCTCATAGCCTTCATTCACCCATCTTTCTTTACAGCCCATAATCTCGTCAATGCCGGTGACGACGAGGGTAGGCACCACCTTAAGGTGGCGGAGCTTGTACTTCTCTATCGCCTTCTGCAAACTAATCATAACCATAGCTCGCTGACTCATGTCTGCACGATTATCAATTATATCAAATATATGATACTCTATTATATCGTGGCTTGGGTGAAGATTGACGACACGGGAGGTTATGGAGGTTATGTCTCCCAAGGGAGTGTTATGGACGTATAGCTCACCGTCTAGCAGTGCAGGGACTGCGGAGAATAGGTGCTTGACTTCTGTAAGTATGTGGGGCACCGAGACGATCTCATTGTCCTCACTACTCCTTAATGTTAGCGCTGTTACCTTGTCTATCTTTGTACGGCACCTGACGCCGTTTATTTTAGGCTGCACTAACACAGGGAAGCCCCATCTCTCCAGACGCCTTTCATCAAACTGGTAACAAAGCATGACTCCACTTCGCTTGCCCATCTTCCTCCTCCTACTATGCCTACAGCTTGTCTATACACTCCTCAATAACGCCGCCGAACTCTCTTATCTCGTCGAGAGCGTCCTCTATCTCCCCATACACGCCTCCTCGAGGTACCTTGTTTTCGGTTTCGTTTGGCGGCTTATCCTCGCCCTTGATAAGGCGCATAGTCTCCTGCATCCTGCCAGCTATGGTAGCCATCGCCTTGGCAACGACGGTGGCCTTCTCGGCTATACGAACTATCTCCAGCTCGCTTTTCGTCGCTCCAACATCTTCTTTAGGCATTGTATCTCCTCACGTTTAAACATTTGGTAAAACTTGCGAAGATAAAAAGAGAGAGGGCTTGCGCCCTCCCTCCTTTCCCGCCTTACTTCTTTTGCCGCTTCGCCTGAAGCTTCTCCAGCATGGCCGCCTGTGCCTCTGGGCTGAGGCTCTCGAAGTGAGCAACGGCCGCGTCTGTGGTGACGACAGCCCCTAGCCTGGAAACCACGCCAGGCCTATAGGCTTTCATCCTCTCTTTAATCTCCTTATCGGAGACCCCGGCCTCCAGCATCCGACGAACGGCTGCGTTGACGCCTACTCGTATCTGCCCTTTGGCATTGTTGTAGACGACGTTTTCTCCAAAGAGAGAAACCATCTCTCTCAGGTCGGCGCCAAAGTCAAACTCTATTGCAAGACTACGGTTGACTTTGGGAGCACCGGTAACAACAGTCTCAGCAGGCATAATGCCTCCTTTCGTGAGTAAGGGTTAGTAAAATACCATGCAACGGCATGGCGGTCATCCTTCGGTAAATTATTTACCAAAGGGGCTAACGGCGACGCTTGCCTATATTACGCAGCCGGGATCGGAGCTGCGGGGTTGCTGGGACGCAAGATCGCCGCCGATCGCCCCGAAGCTATTCCTTATCTGGCCTCTCCCCAAACTTAATATCCTCAACGTCAGCTGTTGGTTGAATCTCCGCCCATCTCCTGGCATCTGCCTCTATTTGAATCCGCCTGAGTAATGCCCTCTCACCCCTGCTCGTGGTTGCCCTGCCTACCATACTCTCCAAGAGCCGCTTAGCTTCAAGCGTGCTCCCAATCCTCTTCGTCATCTTGTTACTCTCCAAAACGATCACGTAGTCCTCCAACGCCTTGCGTTGAAGATCAGCTAAGCTAAGAGGAGGCTCCCCGTTGTCTATGTAAAACTGACAAAGAGTGGCCATTATCCTTATGTCCACGCGAGTCTCGAAAGTTCCCGACTTTACATTGCTTCTCCCCTTCATACTACGACCCCTTCTCTTCCGCCCTACGCGGTGCACCCTCCCTTGTTATTAGAAGCTCTATGTCTCCTTGCTGAAGGTCGGCGTCCGCAAGCCTATCATCTTCCCGCGACAATTTCGGCAATGGATAGACGGTGGTTTTACACGAAGGACAGTAGGCCTGAAGGTCGCCGTACTCCGCGTGTCTTTGTAATCTCATGATACTGCCGCACTTGCTACACCTCGGGTTTTCCATCATGCTCTCCTTTGTAGATGGAGGCTAGTTGGTACGACGTATTCCTCGTCTTCCAAAGAGGCCCGCCATACGATGACCTGAGCAACCGCCTTCTCCTCCTGCTCCTTGCCATCGTCATACAAGCGGTGCTCGTCTGCATAGTAGCGTATAGCTCTGGCCAAAGCCTCTCTGGCGTCATTTTGTGCTATCTCCCTCCTCAGTCTCCGCACACGCCTCACATAACACCTTATCAACTTAGTAATCATTTACGATGCTCCCTGTCGTCTTGGCGGATTACAACGTAGTCTAACTTCTTGCCATACCCAGCGGCAGCGTACCTTCTCTGCCTAAACGCTTTTACCATCTTGATATGCTTGCAGACAGGCACGCGCGCCGGGCAGTTGCACGTATACCCTCCTCGCACTACTTTAACTATGTAGTGAGTAGGGTCGTTCTCCACCCACTTAACGACGTTGAACGTCATATCGTCTTGTGTACTTATCTCATACTCTATTCTTGGGTTTATCAGGATGTTGTGCACGGCTTCTTTGCTCCTCTTCTGTTAACCAGACTGTCTCGCTCTCGCAGCCTGGGCATACTACAGGAGTGTCCTCCAACGGCTCGGCTATCCCGGCGGTGTATAATATGGCTCTTACTCCCACCTGGTAGCCACAAGTTTCACAGAAGTAGGGGATACTTATCTCCCCAACTTCAACTAAGTCTCCGGGGTCACGCATAGCCCATCTCCATAAGTTTAGTGACGAGGAAGTCCGCCTGGTCTGGCGTCAGCCTGTCTATGATAGGCATCAGCTTACCGCCACTCTTCTTCTCTGGAATGCCATTAGTGCCGCCTACCCTCTCAGCTCCAGGAAAGGTTATGTGCCTTTCCCTATGGAGAAGGAGGACGGCCGTGGAGGCCGACATGCCTAGCTTATGAGCCTTTCTCAAATCCCGATCGAACCTTTTCATCGCCGTCGGGACTTCGGCTACCCACTCCTCATAAGGCACTTCCGCCTTGCTTCTATAAGGTATGAGTATGCCGAACTCGTTGTACCTTTCCGCTTGAGCTAGCATAGGCGATCCCTTTCCGCAGGTTGGTGGTGGGAACTAACAATTGAAAATAATACAAATACAATATAATAAAACTTTCATCACTTGTCAAGAGAGGCGTGCATTTTTAGTCCATCACCTACGCTTTGTTATAGCATTTAACCTAAGCCAACGCTCCTCATCTTCTATAAGGCGGCTGAGTGGGTCTTGGCTAGGGTCAGCTATCATCTCATGCAAAGGCCTCTCTGCGTCATTCTCGTCATCTGACGTTGGCCAAAAGAACATGCCTGCTGCTCTTATATAATCGTACGCGTCCATTGTTCCCCCTTCGGTAAATTATTTACCAAAGGACAGTATCAGTTTTGTCTTGCCAGCTGTACAAGACTCATCCTGCTCCTGCCACTACTCTCTTCACCACGTTAACGTTGAGGGAGTATTGGGCAACACTCCCATCACTAGCCACGTCGTTGTAGATGTTCTGCCAACCTCTTGTTGTCCCTACCATGACAGCCTTACCGCTTTTGGTAGAGCCAACATCCTTACATAAATCGACTGTGATAATAGCCTTGTCTTCCTTTACCTCTACAGTGATGTTTTCGAAAGTACGCACAGCTTCCTCCTTTCTTTGTTACTGCTTTTTACTAATAATTACAAAGTTCATCACGGGCTGTCGAGCAAGGCCTAGTTTCTTCGCTTATTTCCCTCCTTTCTTCAATTCTCTGTTTATTAAATGTAGCAAGTAGAACAGACAAGCCAAAAATCCTAATGCGAAAAAGAGTATGTTTAAAAGAAAAAGTCTCAGACCTTCCATTACTCATCTCACTTCCTCTGTTAGCCACAGAAGGGCTTCTTCCCAAGCGGCAGATTCAGTCTCTGTTGGGAAGTATTTAGGGTCTGTCAAATAATTACCTATAAGCACTAAGCAATATTGAAACTTGCCGATTCTGAGTTCCATACAACGGTTGCCATCACACCATAATTCTTCCACCCTCTGACGGATACGTTCTCTCGTTTCTGGAGAATTGAATTCCTTCGTATATGCGTCTCTAGGCTGGTCGCCTAGAGCCTCGGCTATCTTTTCTTTCCTCGGTTTAATCATTTTAGCCCCTTTCGCCTCTCTTGAACCTTATTAAAAAGTTCATCTGCAATAGACTTAAGAATCCCCTGAACTTTACCCTTCTCTCTGCCTTTCTTTTCTTGTAGTACTTTGTGATATTCCTTACATATTATCTCTCTAAATAACGGAACGCTGTGCTTCTTCATTTCTTCTCCATATCCATTCTTCCTTAAAGCGTCGAGAAGCTTGTCAAGCAGCTTTGCCTTTAATGCTTCTGGTACAGGGCGGTCTGGTGCATGGCGCATAAACATTTCTACTGCTTCGCTACTCCAGGGCTCTTCGTTCAAGACAGATTTAATAACTTTCGCCATCTTCTCCTCGTCAGTTATTTCTTTCTCCTTCTCCAGCCAACTCTTTGGTGATTCTTCACTCCAACCGCAAGAGTAGCAGAACTTACCAACCGCCCCTTCTTGCAGGTCTGCTTCACATCTAGGACAGCGCATTCTCAGCCTCCTTTCAGCTTATTACGGCTGGTCAAGTTCATAGACAACTTTGGCGTCCCTGCCGGCGTGGAGTCTCCATACCTCACCATCGAAAGAAGGTACTAGCCCAGCCCGCCATAGGTCAATACATGATTGGAAGGGATTCTTACCCTTTTCATATTGTATATACTCCCACTTCTTTATCTTTGGGAATAGAGATGATATATAAGCTCCGACTGAGTCCCCGACTGAAGCCTTGACCGAAGCCCCGATTGAAGTCCTAATTGAAGCCGAGACCGAATCCCATATCGAGGGCCAGGCTGAAGCCCCTCCCATTGAAGCTCTAACTGAAGCACTGACTGAAGCCCAAACCGAAGTCCATACCGATTGCCCGACCGAAGCTCTGACTGAAGTCGAGACTAAAGCCCCAATCGAATCCCCGACCGAAGCACTGATTGAAGCCCAGACCAAATCCCTAACCAAAGCCCTAGACGAGTCCCTAACCGAAACCCAGTCTTTCAGCAGTTGTATATGCTTTTCTTGTATTCTAGGAGCCTTGATCTTAAACGGATTAATCGGAAACAAAGCTTCCTCCAATTTGTAGCCAACTCTATCTTCATAACTCTTAGCCAGCCTTCTTAGCTCCGAGTAAGGCACGTACCTAACGAGTCTTAGATATTCATACCTGCGCTTAAATCTATTGTATTCCACCCTCCTGCCCCACACTTCACATTCGTAAACTCTATACCCTCTCCTCCAGGAATAGATCAACCCGTCAAGGTCAACTGCATATAGGCCACGGGAGGAGCTAATCCATTGGCTCGTTTCAATGTCTGAACAGTAGTATGCTTTATCAAACTCGTATTTAAAGTTCTGAAAGGGGCTCGTAAGTCCCCTTAGGACTTTATAAAGCTTCAATTTCTCCATCTTAACCTCGCAGGTCGTTCTCAATAGTTGCTCCCCTACGAGTCTTGCCAAGCGAGCCACCACGCCAATTGATTATCGTAGCACCAGGATGGAGAACTTCTATTCTGCCGTTCCAGAAGTCCACCAGAGTGCCACGGCGGAAATCCACTAACCTACCGCCCCAGAAATTCTCTATCGTACCGTTGTAGAAATCATCTAACTTATTACCCCAGAAGTGCTTCACCGTGCCATTCCAAAAATGCTCTAGTGTGCTATCTTGGAAGTGCCCCAACGTGCCGCCTCGGAAGTCTGCTAGTAAGCTGCTTCGAAAATTCATTAGCGTACCGCCTGCAACGACTGGGATATAACAGTTTCGCAATAACTGTACTTTGGCCTTCCCGATTATCCAGCGCCCACCCATTAGCGCGTTTCTGTCTTCCAAAACCAAATGGTCTCTCAGGTATAGGCGAAATTTGCTTCGCCACGACTCAAGCATCTGCTTAGTTACCCAGTCCGGCCTTTTGCCCCTGTAATAAATCTTATACTCTTCAGGCTTTAAGTAGTCTTCCATATTACAGCCATTCTTAGGACGGCATTCGATTGGAAAGGACTTTGGCGGTAGGGAACTGTCATCTAGACCGAACTCTAAGACCATCTCCGAATGGCTATCTGTAACGTCGGAAATCAAAAGGTCGCCGTTAGGCAAACCGTATCCTGATATGGAACGGCACATTTTAGTCCTCCTTATACATCAAGCGTAAGATGTCCTCTACCCTCGCGTTTGGGCTTTCTTCTGCCCAGGCCTTACACTTCGGACACCTACGCTTAAATATGGGGTGGATGAAATTCTCTTGACACTGACACTCCCAAAAATCTGTCGTAGTACAGAACGAGTAATCCTTCCCGTCCTCGCCCTTACTATAGTGATGTTCTATCATCCTTCCTCTCCTTCCCACCGTCGTCCCTTGTTAGCCTTCAGCAGGTCTAGAACACCCCTGCCTACCTCTTGGCAAACTGAGCTTAGGCCGGCATGGTCGAATATAAACAACCCCTTATGGTTGTCGCAGTCGTCCCACCGAAAAGAGTTCGCTACCAGGGACGACTCAAAACATTCGTGAATGAACGTCTCCGCCCTTTGGTAGTTGTCAAGCCCCTTTCGAATCTCCATAAGACTTTGACCAAGGTTAAAGCGCCCATGACAGTTGAGCTCGTCAACAAGGATTACCTTGAGACGAAAGCCGCTTGCATGATAATACTTGGGTAGTGCTATTTTATTCTTCTTCACAACGTCTCCTCTCCTTGTAGTCGCCTTAGTTTTTCTGCTCTCCTCCTAATCGCGCGGCGAGTGTACGGCTTGCTCAAAAGTCGTTGTACCTCTCGAGAGCCCAGATCGCCGTGGATGTAAAACTTCCACATAATCTTATCATCTTCGGCAGTCCAAGAGTGTTTGTCGTGGGGCTTCTTCATGCGAGGTGATCTTATCCTCTGAGACGCAACTCTCCCACCGTCGGGGTTGACTATTGTGACAGTCTTCCCATATCTCTTAGCCCGACGAATAGTCAGAGGCCTTTCCCTTATCTCCTTCATAACTCTCTTGAACTGTCTAATACTTTCCTCATTACCCATTACTATTGCACCTACTTAGTTGGCGTGATACCATATAGCTTCAAGAAGTCATCCGTCCCTGCTAGGATAACCCCGTATGTATACTCCCTTGGACTGAGGTCGTAAGGCTTTGCCACTGCCTCCAGGTCAGTCATCACGCCCCACTCGTCTTTGTACCACTCAACGTCCAGTTGCAGGAGGCGCTTCATCGCCCTTACGGCCTCCCGTTTTGTCTTCAGGTACATGCCTAAAGAGAGGCCGCTCCTTATATGAGTAATTGTCCAGCGGTCTGTCCTGGGCACCCTGTAAACGGCCAGGCCGTCTCGGCAATAAGCAGTTACCGGGACGTCGCCTGGCTTGACTGTTATTGTCCTTTCCTTCATATCCACCCCTTTGTCTTCTAACTTCAATAGTGGATGCTTCTACAATGGCTTCTGTCTCTACCCTTTCTTTGTATGTCTCCCATTTGTATACGTCTTTCCACCTCCTTCGCGACTATTTTGAATACAGTCTTTACCCTGCCCTTCTTAGTACCAATGCAGGGATTCCCATCAAGAGCGTATCTCTTAAGAGCATCTTCCGTATACGAGTTGCGTAGTCTCTGTACAGCTATGAAATCTACTATCTCCTCTACCTGCTCCTTCATCTCTCGGATGTTTAGTTTGGATATTACCATATCCATTAAGTCCATTATGAACATCCCATACGAATGTGCTTCCAGGATTTCTGCTACTTTCCAGGCCGGGACTTCATCACACTCTGTTAGTCCTTCTTTTCTCAATGTTTCTATGTACGCTTTAAAACATGGCCTTGCGTACCTTCTGAAGTCTCTAGGAGTGATTGTTACGTCTTGCCAACGCATCCTGTCTTCTCCAGGATAGTGGTGGTGACGTGAGACGCTGGCCGCCGATATGACGACGGCCGTGTCCCATTCGTCGTTTCTTCTCCCTTGCTGGCTATTAAGGAAGATATTTCTCCTTGACTACCTTATTTATCTCGTACTCCTCCCCATCTCGGCATACCCAGATTATCTTGTCTGGATACACCACCATAGCGGTGGTGTCTCCAAACTTTAGGAACGTCCCTTCCGGGGCGATTCTTATAGTGATTTCCATTCCATCCTCCAAGCTATAATAGTGATTGTGACGGCCAGTACCTTACTCGTCGGTAACGACTACGCTCAGGTACTCCTCTGGGTCAACGGAGAGCAACCCGAACATGCTATCAAATACCCAGCAACTGCCTGCCGGGCGTTTTCCGTTCTCATCGCTCTCCAAGACGATGCCGACGGCTTTGATTAGCTCGCCGTAGTCCCCACGAGTACAATCACCGTGGGGATTCCTAACAGGAATAATCGCGACCTTCATGTTCCCTCCTATGCCTGGCGAGAGAGCCACCTTTTCCGTAGTTGGAGCTCGCTCGGTGTGAGGCTGTACGGCTTTGAAAGGTCCTCCAGGTCTGCTATAACTATCCTTCTAACATACTCGCCTGCCTGGACGCCATAGACAGACGAGATCACCTCTACTTGAGACATGACCTCCATCTCGTCCCTAGTCCAGTCGACGTCCAGCTCCAAGAGACGATCCGCCGCCTTCACGGCCTCCTTTTTCGTCTTCAGGAGTATGTCTATACTACGACCACTCCCTATGTGGGTGACCACCCAACATGCCTTATTGTTGGGCGATCTGTGGACAGCCAGGCCACCTTCGCAGTAGGCGGTCACTGTCTGGCCTGACCTCAAAGTTATTGTTGCCTTCTTCATACCATCTCCCTTCGTTGAAGGAATGTATTGGCAGACAACGGTCTGCCTTTCATAAAGAAACATTAATCCAAGATTTCTTTTTCAATGCCTCCTTCCGCAAAGGCGTGCATACTCCTCTGCAGAAAGGGTTGACTCGCCAACCTCAACCACGGGCTTTTTTCCGTGGTTTCGGAGGAAAGCGCTTCTTCAGCACCTCCTCCACACCCTCTTTCTGGGCACGAATATAAACTCTAGGAAGTCCGACACCGCCATAAGCCATTCGGTACCGAACCTCCGACTCTGAATAGCCCTTCTTGATAAGGGCCTCGGTTTCTTCCCTCGCCTTTTCGACGAGGGAAAGATATTTTTCCCTGGTAATTGTCATTTGTAGGTCTCCCACGTTTGAAGGAGTATAAAGAAACACTGAAATGTAAATTTCATATCCAATATAATGTATAAATGTATTAGTTGTCAAGATAGGCGTTCATTTCACCTTCGGTAAATTATTTACCGAAGTTGTCCATACATAACGTGTGTTGCAATAGTTGCCTGTATTGCGTGTAAATAGTTGTCCATAATGAAGTTGTCCATGTAATGGGTGTATGTTGTGTAGGGTTTTGTGTGCAAATAGGTAAATATGTTTTGTATGCCACCCATGCCCATAAATTATTTTTATGGATTATGTAAGTTATATATAGAGTTAGTAGTATATATATACTCGTATTCTCTCTTTTTTTTCTATATATATCTCTTTATATATAGAGACGTATACTTCATATTAACCTTCGCTCATTTCATTAAAATTTAATTAATGCCGGTGGCATACAAATCATATTTACCTATTTACCTACATATACATACAAAGCCTGCAAATATTGCCTGTTACTTATACATATCGTCCATGGATATGCCTGTTATGCCTAGGTATGGTACTATTATGATAGGCATTGTGGACGGGCGGGCATAAAAAAAAGGAGCGCCACGGGCATTGCCGTGGATATCGAGGTAGCTTAAGGCCATCGTTACCCCTACGTATGACCTATCGCTAGGGATACCCCGATATTTTGTCGCTCCTTTATACGACTTGGCTAGTCCGGGCGGTTAAATGGTTACTTTAATACGATTCCCTGCTCGGCCAGCTTCTTGGCCAAGGTGGGCGACACGTTGTCTTTTGTCAACGTACCGTCGTCAATGGCCTTAGCTAGGACCTCTAGAGCTTCCTCAGTAGTGGGCGGCCTTGTCCGTCCACCACCGGCCGGTACCAACGGATACGTCGATCCATTGACCTCGAGGCACTTCTTTTTAAACTTATTCTCATCGCTCGCTCCAGCCCGGAGCGAGTTTTGGATAGCGATTACTCGCTTCCCGAGAAGTGCCTCGGCGATATCCTTAGGCGTGTCGCCTGAGGACTTGAACGACACCGTTATCTTATGGACGATCTTGGTGTCTTTATTCAGGCGGACGTTAAAGTCTCGCTTGAATACGCGTTCGGGCAAAGCATTATTCCAAGACATTGCTAGTCTCCGTTCTGCCCGAACTAGCCGATCGATTGCCAAAGAACAAATAACATCAAAATGTTTGCCCACATGTATTGCAATATCCGTGCCACAAAAGATGAATTTACATAACATATTGAAATACAACGATTTACAAGGGATTGAGAACAATTTTCAATTGTAGAATCGGTCAAAAACAATGCCGGCCTAGGGGGGATTAGATGTATGAAATAGAGCTGCTGCCTCCCTCCCACTTCTAACTCAACTTATAAATTTACCAAATGGTACATTCTGCTAGTCCTATTTATACCAATTGTTTCCTTGACATCTGTGCCTACTGTTATTATATTATGTTATGTATTGTATTATATATTTATTGCGTTTGCGTACAAATAGATGGAGTTATGACGATGGCTGGTTATGGGAAGAAGAGAGGTATGGGCGCCGGGAGAGGCGTGCCTGGTGGAGGGAGAAGGAATAGGAACACAAGGCCCTGTACGAGGGGAGGCCCTGGATATGGTAAGGGAGGCGGAAGAGGCAAGGGGAAAGGGAGGTAACCAGTGCCACGGCGGAGGAAGGGCGAGACCTTGCAACAATGCGTTAAGAGAGCCATACCTATCATTAAAAGGGAGCACCCAAAAAAGACTATGAAGCAGGTGCTTGGGCAGGCTTATGGTATGTGTCGGTCTGCCAAAGGTAAGAGGTCTGTTAAGAGGAGGAAGAAAAGAAGGAGGTAACAGATGGCTTGCCCTAAGTGTGGTCATCATACCATGCGCCTTGTGAGAGGCGGCTGGGAGTGTGCGAGCCCAAAGTGTGATTATAGGGAGGGCGGTGTGAAGAAAGTCTCCAACAGGAGAGGCCTTTATGTATTTAGTATAGACCCGGCAGTGACTCAGAGGGAACTGCGCAGGGTTCACGATATGCCGATGGAGGACGTGATTCGTGCTAGCGGGAGAGGTCGCTAACTCAAACGTGATTTTATGGTGGGTCTGTGATAAGTGTCACTCTATGTATATAAGAGGGCTGAGTGCAGGGGAGGTGCCGCCGGCGTGGGTTACGTGCCCCTTATGCCAAGCTCATTACTACCTCCCAGTCTGGCCTATACGTAGTCGTGATGAGGAGAAGCCAGCACTGGTGAAAGGTAGATATACTTTGGATGACATGTTGGCCGTTGTAGATATGGGGCCGACGGAGCGGGAATAGTTTAGTTGCAACTTCGGTAAATAATTTACCAAAGGTGTTATGATGAAGCGTGGACGTAAAAAAGGCAGACCGCCTAGCGGGTGCATACTCTCTGGCGGCAGGAAGTATGAGATTCAGCGCATACAAGACTGGCACCGGGAGGTTATGCGCCTTATTGTGCTTGGGTGGTCTAATAAGGAGATAGCAGCCCGTTTTGGCTGCTCTAAGCAGGCCATAAGCGACATCCGTAATAGTAGTATTGTCAAACGGCAGATAGACATCATGCAGGCGGCACGTGACCACAAGCTACTAACACCCGAAGCGAAGATGAAGAAGATGTTCATGGAAGGGTTGGACATACTCGACGGCTTGCTGAAGTCTGACAGTACTCCTCCCCACCTGAAGACCACCATCGTATTCGGGGTTGGAGACAGGTCTGGCCACGCTCCTACTAAGAAGATTGAAGGGAAACACGCCGTTGCTGTCTTTGATAAAGAGACATACGATGAGCTGGCGGAGAGGAGGAAGGCAGCCATCGCTGAAGGAATCATTGTGGAAGCCGAGGAGGTAACATGAGACAATTAATAACAGTTGCGTTTGTGATCGCTGCCTTCTGCTCTCACTTAATAGGGCAGATACTTACTCCAAGCACGATCGACTTTCCCCTGGTACGTCAGGCCGTGGAGGGCGGCGATAGGTTGGTTGTACTTACTCCCTGGTACACTATGTTTGGTAATATAAGAGGGGATGCTGCCTTGTCCGCTCAGCCTGACATTTCTGCCGACTCCATGGCGACATTGACGGGAGATCGTGAGCGGTACTGGAGTATGAAGGTGGTGTCCAGGGACGGCCTAGAGATGGAGTTGGAGCTTAGGGAATTCGGCTCCGGCGCTGCTAGGGGTAGTTTTAAAGAGACTGTCAATCATCAGGGAGGCTCTCAGTGGACGACAGACTCCCTTTTCAAAGACGTCTCCGGCCATACTTTTGATTGGTCTGTGTGTTTCAACGACACTGCATATATAGATGCTGGCGACGAGTTTCGCTTTTACTTTTGGAGAACCCGCTTTGCACAAGGCTCCGATCTGGCAGCGCTTGGAGTATACAGCCTTCCTTCTACTGACACTCTAACCATAGCAGCATGGGACACCATAACAGCAATCACTGATACCTTTTACACCGGTGCAGTGCCGGGAGACGTGGGCTATATATCCCTCTTCATAGACCAATACCCCAAAGTGAGCGGGAATGTAAGTTCGTTTGGGGTGGGCCTTCAGGTGAAGGTGGCAGATGGAGAGTGGTCGCGGCCTCTTGGTAATAGTAGGGATAAGATCAAGACGGTGGTGGATAGTGCTGCCTGTGACAGCGCTGTTGTCTCCGAGCGGATAGGCAACATCCCTGCCGACAGTGTAAGGTACGTGTTTTGGGGTAAGAGTGCTGCTGATATTATCTTCCGCAAAATACGGGCGCTCTGGAGGGATTAGGTTATGAAAACATACTTGAAGGCAATTGCTTTTGTTATACTTTGGTTATCAGGCTGGTCATACCTCATCAGCTATGAGAGTAAGTTCGCTCCGGGCGTAAACGGGCCTGTGGGTAGGGATGAGTTTATAGACTCCATAAATAATAGGACAGGCCTGGCAGGTGACACCTTGTATATAGTTACTGATACACTGGTGATTGGGTCGTCTATTACTGACACTGCCATGGTACTGAGGGCGGAAATGCTGGACTCTGCTGCTGAGGTGGTGGAAGACTCGCTAGCTGTGTGGGTGCCTCAACTGCAGAGCGAGATGCAGGATAGTTCAGCCAGGGCAGCAGCTGATACAGCCAATGTCCTGAGGGCAGAAATGCAAGACAGTGCGGCCGTTGCAGCTGGCGATACGGCTGCTGTGTTGAGAGGCGTCATGAGCGATACAGCGGACGTCTTGAGGCTTGAGATGCTGGACAGCGCTGCCTGTGTGGTTAAAGATACGGCAGACTTACTTCGGGCAGAGATGCAAGACTCGTCAGCAAGGGCGGCATCTGATACTGCAACAGTGCTAAGATTGTATGCAGAGGGGGTGGCACGAGACAGCGCCCATGACGCTGCTGCGGACACTGCTGTTGTACTGCGAGCTTTCGCTATGGATGTAGTGGAGGACAGCCTTGCCACGTGGATACCTCAGCTAAGGGGAGAGATGCAAGACAGCTCAGGGCGGGTCGTTGGAGACTCGCTTGTGGAAGTGCGGAGCTTGATAGACGCAAACACCACGCCTGCTGAGGTGGCCGATATTGTGGAAGACTCATTGGTTGAAGTGAGAGCAGAGATGTTGGATAGTGCAGCGGTGGTGTCTGGAGACACGGCAGCTGTATTACGGGCGGAGATGCAGGACAGCTCTGCACGAGCGGTCGGTGACACGGCCAACATACTGAGAGCGGAGATGCCAGACACTGCTGGGCGTGTGGTTGGTGACACTGCCAGTGTGCTAAGAACGGAGATACAGGGTATTGTTGGTGACACTGCCAACGTGTTGAGGGCAGAGATGTCAGATAGTGCTGCTGTTATAGTTAGTGACTCACTGGCTGCTGCAGACTCGTTGCATAATAAAAAGTTGATTAGCGTGTTGTCTGACTCGAGTTATTCAGGTGAAGTGATATCGCTGATGGCTGGAGAGGACCTAACGTTTGGGGAAGTAGTTTATATAAAGGCTGATGGAAAGATGTGGCTGGCCGACGCTGATGCAGCGGCGACTATGCCAGCCAGGTATATGGCACTGGCGACCATAAGTGCAGATAGTTATGGCTTATTCCTGCGGAGTGGGATTGTTAGGTGTAGTGGTTGGGGAGCTGAGGCACCCGGCAGTTATGTCTACACGGGCCTGACTGCTGGAGCCATTACCACGACTCAAGTAAGCGCCGCGGGAGATCAATCTCAGAAGCTTGGAGTATTGATAGACTCCACGGTGGTTGACTTTGATCCAGATATGACGGTGTTGGAGATAAAGTAATGGATAGGGCGACTTTCTTAAAGATATTAGCACTTGGGGCAGTTATACCATCTGATGCAAGACGGCTGCTTGGCCAAGTTGGCATTACGCCGATTACTGACTCAATGTTGAAGGCAACTGACCCAGCACTACTCAACCACTTAGGAAGAGTGGGAGTGGATAAGGATTACGTGGAGTTCAGCAACGATTATGGCACACTGACTTATGTGAGCAAAAAAGGTAATCAGAGGAGGAATTATTACTCCAAAAGGTACCGTGACCTGGTGACAGGAAGACATGTCCACGTTTGCTCAGGGCTGCCTATGTGTCGTCATGATGGCACGAGACTAGCGCCTGGTTGGGAAAGGGGTAATAACAAGTACTATGCTCTCACAAATATATTCGACGGTGAGGTATCGGACAGCGGGCGGATTGCTATTTCGCCACTGAATGACCAGCCGAACGGAACCCTGGCTGGAGAGGTGCTCGTGTGGCAGCCACGGCTTTATCTTGGTAACGTGGAGATAGAGCCCATGGATAGGCCGACGTTGTTAGAGGCCGACCCAGTAAACCCCAACTATCGGAACAACGTGTTACTTTGGGATTACGGTATATGTAAGCGGCGTGTCCGTGCTATTGAAGGGCGGCTGAGGGAGCGTTGGGTGTTTACCAGCAATCCCGGCGCTGATGTACGGATAGTTCATAATCACATGGGAAGAAGGTTAAAGCTTGGAGAGTTTGCGGTGGATGACGACGTTGAGTTCGTCCCGCTTAAGGTATTTGAAGAGGCCAAGTACCCTCTTGAGATTTCGGCTGGGGAAACCTTTTATCCAGACGCGGACCCGGAAGCTAACAGCGTTGACGGCTACTTTTATCATTATGAGAACGGACTTGCGTGGAATGTCCTACATGACGCCGAGGCGGCGAAGCTTGTCTACGACGACGGCACTTCTGGGAACTTTGGCGTATTTAACTATAATAATGAAGGAGGCTGGTGGATAATTAGGCGTACCTTTATCTTGTTCGACACGTCGTCTCTTGGCGGTGAAGCGACCAGCGCTACATTATATGCACGCTCTCACACTAAACAAGACGCCATGTCAATATCTCCAACCGCCAACGTCTTCTCTTCAAACCCGGCCAGCAACACTGCACTAGTGGCTGAAGACTTCGATCAGGTAGGGAGCACACCGTTCTCGTCCGATATCTCCTACGATGACTGGGACGCCGACGACAACGGCTACGACAACAGCTTTCCATTCAATAGCAGTGGACTCGCCGCTATCGATGACGGCGGGGTTTCTAAGTTTAGTCTACTTGAGTCGACTTATGATGCGCCGGACTCCGAGCCGAGCCCGAGCGTTTGGGATAAGTTGGGCTCTGAGTTTGCTTGTCGGATGGCTGAGCAGGGCACTGGAAGTAAGCCCAAACTGGTGGTCAACGAGTCACCGCCTGCTGGTATTAGTGTTATAGTTGATGCAAAGGATGGAGCGTCTGACTTGAGTAAAGTTGACGGTGCCGACGTAGCAGATATTAGTAAGATTGATAATAGACCCGAGTAGGAGGTGAGTGCCGTGCCTAAGAGATGGATACAGAGGGCGATCAAACGGCCTGGCGCGCTGAGAAGAAAGCTTAGGGTGAAGAAGGGACGGAAGATTCCGGCGTCGAAGTTGAGGCCGAAGAAGGGAGACACTACGAGGACCAAAAGGCAAAAGGCTTTGGCACGTACTTTGCGTAAGCTTAGGAAGAGGCGTAAGCTTAGGAAGAGGCGCTGATGTTCTTCAGACCGACGTATTTGATAATACATCACTCTAAGACAAAGGACGGTAAGACTGTCTCTTGGGGAGCTATAAGGAAGTATCATGTAGGCGAGCGTCACTGGAGTGATATAGGTTACCATGTTGGCGTGGAGCTGGTGCACGATCATTATGAAGTATTGTTGGGAAGAATGCCATACACTGAGGGAGCTCACTGTAGGGCTGGAGGGATGAATAAGGAGGCCCTAGGCATCTGTGTCGTGGGCGACTTTGATAATGCCAGCCCGCCAGAAGCGCAGTTCAATCTGGCTGCCAGCGTGTGCTCTTGGCTTTGCCATGTGCTAAATATTCCTGTGGATAATATCATGGGGCATAGGGACTATGACCCTAAGAAGACTTGCCCTGGAAGTAAGTTTGATTTGGATGTCTTTAGAGATAGAGTGAACATGGTCAACGCACCAATCTTCGGCGTTCACCTCAGGTAGTAGGAGGAGCTATGGGAATCTTTAGAATAGTATCGTGGCCTTTTAGGAAGGTGGGCAGAGGGTTTAAGTGGCTATTCAGGCATTATAGTGAGGAGATTGTAGCCACTATTGAAGAGTTCGCTGCAGCTATCGTCCTAGACCTCATGCCGTCCAAGGAGCCCGGTCACGCTAAGTTCAACGAAGCGTTGAGGCGTTTGAAGAGCCGTGTGTTGTCGGAAGGCCTTGAAGTATACAACCATGTACTTAGGCGAATGATTGAGAAGAGGGTTACCCAGGCTCACGGCGACGATTTGGAAGAAGTGTTGGATAGCGGCTTGCAGGTGGCGATAGATGTTGTTAAGGCCGTGGACTTGACTGGCCTAACTGGTGATGACGATAGGCGTGCTGAGGCTGTGAGAAGGTTAGTGCGAGAGTTCAAAGCGCAAGGGAAAGAGTGGCTCAACGTTCCCCACATTATCCATGTACTTATAGAGTACGCAGTGTCTAGCGTTAGAGATAAGGAGGAGTGAAGATGGAATTCGATGTCGTGCAAGGGCTTACCTACTTAATCGCCGTCGCCGGTTTCCTCTTTGGCACGGCAGGCTTGGCTAAGTATAGGAAGGCCAAGAGGATTGTAGCGGAGCTTCTCGTCCTGGCCAGAGATGTGGCCAACCTTATTACAATTTATAAGGCTGCGTCAGAAGACCATGAGTATACGGATGAAGAGCTAAAGGCCATAGGCAAAGCCGCTGTCCCTATCGCAGAGGCGGCGGATAAGTATATCTAGGAGCGATGGTGGATACTTTTGATGTTGGTGCTATTTTAGGCTTTCTCGCAATATGGAAGTTTATTGAGAGGGTTGTGGATACTAGGTTGGCTAAGCGTAATAATAATTCACGTAAGGGTAATCCTGGCGGAGTTGTCGATGACGTTGTCCTTTTGAACTCATTAAACAACATTGACAACACGCTTGACGATCTTAGACGGGACGTGTCTGTTGTAGTTGCTTCATTGGAGCGTATTGAGAGGAGGCTGGATGTATAATGGAGGCGAGATAGACCCTGAGCTGAAGGAAGAAGCGCAGATATTGTTGGAGGATTGTAGAAATAATCTCGCCCTCTTTTGCAAGATGATCTTCCCTGAAAGGTTTGACTTTCCATTCAGTAAGGGTCATATGGAGATATGCAGAGCTCTTGATGACGACTCCATTAAGAAGCTGCTTATTGTAGCGCCTCGTGGTTTTGGGAAGACCACCTTACTTCAGTTGGGCTTTGCCGCCCAGCGAATACTGTTTAATAAGAGTCGGTTTATAGTGCCTATAAGTAAGAGCGAGATAAACGCTCTTAACCAAACTGAGACGCTGAAGATGCAGCTAGTCAGCAATTTGATGATTAAGAAGCTTTGGGGCTCTATGAAGACTCAGCAGTTTAGTAAGGAGCAGTGGCGAGCGAATAATATGTTGAGGACAGTGGTTATGCCAAGAGGTTCTGGACAGCAGGTTCGTGGCCTCTTACTTGATAATAGGCCTGATTTACTTATAGGCGATGACGTGGAAGACATTGAGGGTGTGGAGAGCGAGACGCAGAGGGAGAAGCTGAAGCGGAGGATTATGGAGGACTATCTCAACTGTGTTGACTTTAAGAAAAATGATTGGAGGATAGTATTTATAGGCTCCATGCTTCATGAGGATTCATTCCTTGCCAATATTGAAGATAATTATAGGGCAGCTATTAAGGCTGGGAGGAAGCCCGCCTGGCACGTTATCAATCTCCCTCTCTGTGACGATAATTATAAAAGCAATTGGCCAGAGGCATATACCGATGAGTGGATTCAAGATAAGCTAGCTGAGTATGCCAGCATGGGTCTTCTTGACTCCTTTGCCAGAGAGTTTATGGGCGTGCCGACGTCGGCTGAGGCAAACTTTAGACGAGAGTATTTTAGGCAGTATAAGGAGTCGGAACTGCCGGAGGATGTTAGAAGGAGGTTGGTTAACGTAGTTATATCAGACCCGGCTAAGACGGCGAAGAAGACCAGCTGTGATACTGCTATTGTGGTGTGGGGCATTGACTTAGTTGGGCAAAGCTATTACCTGCGTAGTATTGTTAGAGAGCATCTGCATTTGGATGAGATTATTACTAGAGTGCTTGACGCTGCTGCAAGGTGGAGAGCAAGGGCTATTGGAGTCGAGGTGACTGGGTCTGAAGAGCAAATCATGTATCCTTTAAAGAATGAAATGCTTATAAGAAGGCAGGTTTATCACGTGGAGGAGCTTAGAGCAAGGGGGAAGAAAGAGGAGAGGGCTGCTACTATGTTACCTTATTATAAGATGCACAGGATATTTCATGAAGAGAGCATCGCCTCTCTTATTGAGCTGCCGCTCTTATCCTTCCCTCGATGTAAGAAGTGGGACGTGATCGATGCTGCTTCATACTTGCCAAAGATGTTGAATGCCGGCGGGCTGTATCTACGTAGCGATGACTACGGTGACGCGAAGAGCCTTAATGATTATTATAGAAAGTTGAAGGAAGAGGATGAGAGGACTACCAGACTGCATAGGTGGGAGGTTTGTCCAAACCCCTTCGGTAAATAATTTACCAAAGGTTGTGCAATGGCAGACGGCGATCTTCATGTAATTAGAGTTGGAGGGCGTACCTTTAGTTGGAGGGAAGGGACAGAAGACCCTGGAGAGTCTCCGTACTTTCAGACCGATCTCCAATTCTCCACGGCCATAGTTGACCCCAACGGCGTCAAGCTTCTTGGAACCCAGGGGGCTCATATAGAGGATGCCGAGGAGCATACTGAGGGCGACGGTGATACTGATGCCGCTACTGATGCTGCTGAGGATGCTGACACTGACGCCGATGAGACTGTCTCTGACGCAAGCGCGGCGTCCGGCGATCCGGCCGATTTGAGTGAGGCGGTAACTAAGGCCGACCATGATGCTAATATGGTAATAGTGAATGAGATAGGTGCAGCCGTGGAGGGCAATGCGGCTAAGTATAATGCTCTTGCTAATAAATATAATAGTCTTGCTGCTAAGTACAACGCTACTGCGGCCAAGTATAATAGCCTAGCCACAAAGTTCAACGCACTACGTGCTGACTATAACAACTTACGAACGCTCTTCAACACATGTCTAAGCCAGCTAGAAGATCACGGCTTGAACGCTAGCTCATAGTGGGGACAATATGGTAGTTGTATTAAGTGAAGGTAAATGGAATGACGGCGCTGGCACCCTTGGCATGAACTATGGGGCGCACGATTATACTGATAGGTACCCGCCTGGGCTCAACCTTCGTCCTGACTCGGAGGACCACGGGAGGCTACTGTCTATCTTAAGACAGATGGCTCTTGATAGTAGGAGTAAGATAGATAGCAGGTTTGATAGCTGGGACGCCATCGACGAGCATCTAACATCGTACATAGACCTCTCTGCTCAGCAGAAGGAGGACGAGGCTGTAGAGGGCTATGTTAAGAAGAAGCCTATCCAGATCGTAGTCCCCATGTCTCAGGCTGTGCTGGAGGTATTACTTACATATATGACGGCTGCCTTTCTCGAAGACCCGATCTTCCGTTATGACTGGGTTGGCGACGAAGATGCGCTGGGCTGTATCTTGCTGGAAAGGTTGGTTGAAGTTCAGACAAGGCGATCCAAGGTTGGGCTGGCTCTGCATACTCAGTGGAGGGATGCGTTTGCGTTGGGCTACGGGGTTGTGAGCCCGCAATGGTATCAGACGTATGGTACTAGGACTGTTATAAGGGACGTAACGAGGAAGAATTGGCTGGGGAAGACTATAAAGGTCGGGGAGGAAGAGACTTTAGAGTCAGTGTTATTGGAGGAAGGAAACTTGGTATACAACATAAACCCGCGCTACTTCCTCCCCGACCCTAACGTTAGTATTAGCGATGTGCAGAGAGGAGAAGGCACGGGCTGGATAAAGCGTACTAACTATGTGAATTTGCTAGGAGAAGAAGAGCACAATAAAAACTTGTTTAATGTAAAGTATATACAATACTTAGCCAAGGCTACCAGCCATTTGTATACTGACGTGGTTGGGGCCGCTGGGACTAAGTCCAACGTTCCTGGGGATGAGGCTGATACGACTAGTAGGACGAAGCCTGTTGACGTTATATATCGGTATGTAAGGCTTGTGCCGAAGGCATGGGGTCTTGGAGACGGGGAGTATCCGGAGAAGTGGCTGTTTGGCATAGCTGGAGATCAGATAATCATCCAAGCCCAGCCGCTAGGGCTGAATCACGGCATGTACCCCGTCGCGGTTGCTGCGCCTGATTACGATGGCTACTCCGTCACTCCCATATCAAGGTTGGAGAGTATCTATCAAATGCAGAAGCTTGTTGACTGGCTCTTTACGAGTCACGTAGCTAATGTGAGGAAGGCTATTAATGATATGATAGTTTATGACCCAACTATGATTAATAGTGCTGATATAGACGACCCAACCCCGGGAATGAAAGTGAGGCTAAGGGAGAATGCGTGGAGTCAGGGGAACATAGACAACTATATTAAGCAGTTTAGGGTGGCAGACGTTACGGCTAGTCATATGAACGACTATAGGGTGGTGGCTGACTCTGTATATAGATTCACTGGTGCGGTGGATCAGATGCAGGGAGTTATGAGAGCTGGTGGAGAGAGGAGGAGTGCTAGCGAGGCCAGAGGAACTCAGATGAGTGCGTTGAATAGACTGGCAAGGATGGCGTACTTAATAGGTATGCAGTCTATGCAGGATATTGGTTGGATGATGGCTCACCACACGCAGCAGTTCTTGTCAGAAGCAACTTACGTAGGCGTGGTTGGTCAGCTGGAGGAGCAGCTGAGGAATGAGTTCGGGGTTAGTGTGAGAAGAGGGAGGGTGGCTATCAGTCCAGAAATGCTGAATATAAGATTCGACGTCTTACCTAGGGATGGAACTATCCCTGGCGGGCAGAATATAGAGTCTCTACTTGCAGCATTTCAAACTATTGCAAGCAGGCCGGAGCTGGCCGCAAACTTTGACATGACTAGGATATTTCTTCACATTATGCGGGAGACGGGCGTGAGGAACGTGGAACAGTTCCGTGTAAAGACGGCGTCCGACGAGACCGTGCAGAGGCAAGTAGAAGCAGGTAATATAGTACCAGCAGCAGGAGGAGAAAGTGCTGAGGCCGTTAGAGAAGCAACCAGAGGAGCTTCCGTCGCCGGAGCAATGGGATGAGTTTGTAAAGCATCCTTGTTGGAAGGCTATGGTGGAAGAGATGACAGAGGCCAAGCGTCGTTGTATGGTTCTCCTTTGTTCCAATGAAGCGCTTAAGACATTAGGCAGAGACAACTTTCCCGAGGTCAAGTTTGAGCGAGGGAGGTTGTTTAGCATAGAGACGTTTCTCGATCTACCTTTCACATTACAGCTACGAGCTCAGGAGGAGAAAAATGACAGAACTGGAAAGACAAAAGTTGGAGGAAGAGCGAAAGAAGGAGCAGGAGGCTCAGGGAAGAGAGATGCTTGAGTTTGAAGGGGTTGTGCCGGAAGAGGAGAGTAAGCCTGATGAGGGGCAGCCGGCTGAGGAACCTGCTGAAGGCGAGGAGCCAGCAGAGGAGGAAAAGCCGTCTGATGAGTCTTCGACAGAAGAAGAGTCGGAGAAGCCGGAAGAGCCCGAGGAGTCGGAAGAGCCGAAGGAGCCAGAGGAGGAGTCTGAGACCGAGCTTTTGAAGAAGAAGATAGCCGCTCTGGAAGAGCAGAATAAAGCTCTCTTTGACCGTCTTAATGCTGAGGGGGAGCCAGCGCCGGCGGTTCCTGCAGAAGAAGAGGCACCGCCGAAGGGTGCTGCGAAGCAGGAGGAAGAGGTCAAAGTAAGTGAGTTTGTCTCAGAGGACGAGCATACTGAGATGTTCAGTAATCGTGACGTGCTTAATAAAGTATTGAGCAGAGTGTATCATGCAGGGCGAGAGGCCGCTATGAGGGAGCTGCCTGAATTGGTTAGACCAGAGGTGAGGCGGCAGATGAGGATAGAAAGACGTGTTGAAGCCTTCTTTGAGGACAATAAGGACTTACTTCGGGTACGTAAGTATGTAGGAAAGGTCGTGGGAGACCTTGTGGTTAAAGGAGAGACAGACATTGACTCTGCTCTAGCCAAGGCTGGTGAGTTGGTTAGAGAGGAACTTAAAATACCGAAAGAGGAGGTAGTTATAGAAGAGAAGAAGAGCAAGACTAAAAGGAAGTCTAAACAGCCATCACCTAATCCAGCCTTTGCCGGGCCGCCTGGAGGTGGCGCACCTGCTGCACCGGCTGGAAGGAAGACAAAGTTGACTGCTGACCAGGCTGAGGTCAGCGAAATGATTGACTTTGCAAAGGAGAATGCATAATGCTTACTTTTAAGCAGATGATCGAGAGTAGGATTTACAAGCGTAGCTGGGCTGGGAAGAGGAACTGCACCAGTGCTGATGATGATGCAACCACTGTCAACATAGACCCGAAAGACCATTTTTGCTATGTTGAAACGGTTAGCAGCAGCTATGGCACTGTGACGATAAAGCTCCCGCCAGTCGGCCAGTGCGCTGGTGGATTCTACTTTTTTCAAGTGAAGACCGTGGCTAACAGCAAGCACGTGTATGTCTTGGCTAACGGAGAGACTGGTTTGGGCAACCAGGACGGAGACGACAAAACGATGCCGTCTTGTGACCTGGATACGAGTCTGGATCATGTTATGTTATGGAGTTCAGGCGAGCATTGGTATGTGGTCTTTAGCGAAATGGCCTAAGGGAGGTGTCTCATGGCAGGTAACTGGAGACAGACTCTTATCAGAGGTGCTACTGCTGTTAAGATCATTACTACCGACTCTGCCCCAGACGTTACGTATACTTTAAATATATACGAAACCACCGGGGACACGGCCGTAGATCAGTCTCTTGGAAACGCGCAGGCTGGCCAGTTGATGCTTGTAGGCTCTGGGAGCGGTTACAGCTCCAGCGGCTCGATCGTTATTACTGTGACTAACTGTCGTGAGAGTAATAACATCTTCACGATAGCTTCTGGTAATAAGAATGCCTACTTTGTGCTGGAGTTTGATGGGCAGAAGTGGGAGCTTCTGGAGACATCTCAGAGTGGCGTTACGCAGTCTGCGGCGTAATTGGAGGTAATAATGTCCGTAATCAATAGCCTGATACAAAAGGCAGGTCTGTGGACTCCAGATGGAGTGAATTTGGAGTTCTTCAGAGATGGAGGGTTGCGGCTGTTTGGTAACAGACGGCACGATGCCCTCTATAACGTCCATAGCACCGCCAAGTGGCCTGTTGGTACTAGGTGGCAGCTTGGAGATAGGACCTTCTACTTTGCTCTTGCCAACGGCGATTTGCCTGCTGGTAACTTGACCCAGACGGCAGCCAATGGCGGAGCAACCACTGCGCAGCAGGACTGTACTGTGGCGTCGTCGGGTACTGCTGGTGGTAGGACGGTAACTGTCACTATCAAGACTGACACGCTGGTGGCTAACCAGTTTAGGAATGGCCTACTGGTAGTGTCTGACGGTTCCGCTGCGCAGGGTGTAGGGCAGTCGTTTAGGATTAAGTCTCACCCCGCCGGCTCCGGGAACGTTGTATTCACACTCTACGACAAGATTCCAGTTATTATCAACTCGACCGGCGGCAAAGTAACGATTATGGCTAACAAGTACTACAAGGTAATTCCAGCGCCAGCCACTACGGCGTCTGGGGCACCTGCTGGCGTACCGTTAGTCAAAATCCCTGACGGATACTATGGCTGGATTCAGACGTGGGGGCCTTGCGGGGTCCTATCCAGTAATGCAGCTATTACAGTAGGCAAGCCTGCTGTCGTTGCTCTTGTTACTGGGGCGGTTAAGATTCAGCCGGGTACCGCTGAAGATGAGTGTGTTGTTGGCGACGTGCTGATGGCTGGAGATGCCACAGACCACGTACTTATAGATTTGAAGTTGGCACCATAACAGGAGGTTACAGATGGCATATGCTGGAATGAGAGGGACTGGTGATTGGGTAACCGATCAGAGGCCTTTTCACTGGAGAAAGGAGATGCTGCGTGTTTGGCCGCAAGGGAATATGCCGATTACGGCTATGACGAGCAATATGCGTAGCGTGGTTGTGGACGACCCGAAGTTTAACAGGTGGCAGAAAGTGTTCCCCGCTCAGGCCGCGACTTTGACAGGGGACGGTGTGTATGAGGATGCCGGCCTGACCACTGCTTATAGTAGTGGGGACTCGTACTCGGCAGGCCAGGTGGTCTATTGTAAAATGTCTCTGGCCAGTGTGAAGGAGTTTAGGGTTCGTCACTATGTCCTTCTAAGAGCGTCTAGTAGTGTGGACGTGGATAAAAGAGGCGAAGTTGTCTCCGTCGTAAGAGATGGTGATGACTCTTATATCGGCGTCGAGCTTTTGGAGGATGACAATACAAGCGGCTACGACCTTTCTAACGTGAATAGGGTCTTGATTATCGGTAACCTTAACCCTGAGGCTGCTGAGCCGCCGGCACCTATCGCCTACGATCCGAGCTCTGACTACAACTATACCCAGATCTTCTGGAATACGTTAATGCAGACCGGAACTGCCATAGCGGTTGGTGGAAGTCTCCGTACACCTGACGACTATCTTGAAGCCAAGATGGATTGTTGGGAGCTGCATGGCGTAGAGATGGAAAAGAGCTTCCTCTATGCAGAAAGGCTTGAAACGACTGACCCAGTCAATGGGCAGAAGAAGAGAGCCACGAGAGGCCTTATCAAGGCTATTCAGGAGGACGACTGGGCCGGCACCAACTGTGTGAAGGACTTCACCACCACTACTACAATTAGTGATGATACAGCTGGTGACGATCACGACTACAGTGGCGATCTGTGGACTCAGTCTGGTGGTAGGTTTATCAACTATTACCTGAAAAACCGCGCTCGTTATTCCAAGACCCGCAAAGTCCTCGGCATTTGTGGGGATGGGGCGTTGTTAGGCATACAGCAGATCGTGGAAGAGAACGGCATGATGACTATCGAGACTCGCCAGGTTGACTACGGTATTGAGGTAGTCAGGTGGATTAGTGTCTTTGGCACTATTGATCTCTTGATTCATCCTCTCTTTTCACACGAGCCGACCGACAACTATCGCTTGGTAATCTACGAGCCGAAGGAGCTGATGATTCGCCCTCTGAAAGGTCGTGATACACGGTTCCTGAAGGACCCCAACTTTAACAAAGGTGGGGAGAACGCTATTGACGCGAAGAACGAGGGCTACCGTAGTGAGGTTGGTCTGGACTTCGGCAACCTGCGTGGGTGTTGTGTTTTGGACGGTATCGGAAGAGACAACACGCAAGGATAGGCCGCTGGAAAGGAGGCCTAAGCAAAGGTGGAGGGCGCTTGCCGTTGGCGCCTTCCACCTTTGGTAAATAATTTACCAAAGGGTGCTGCCATGAACTTGTTGGAAGTAAGAATAGATTTTATTAAAAAGAGCGGGTTTCGAGATTTGGTCAAGCGCGGTGGTTACGCAGATAACGGAGCCAACGCCTTTATACAAAGTGGGGCAAGGCTGCTCGACACCCTTCAGCCCAACCCTGCTTGTATCAGGTCGCACTTGACTGACTTGACGGAGAACCAGTATCAGGTTACTTTCTCTGACTGTCGTGTGGTCGACTCTGTGTGGGTGATAGACGAAGATGGCGGGAGAGATAACCAACTGAAGAGGAAAACAATAGGGGAACTTAGAGACCTTTACCCAGGCCCCTTTAGTGATATAGACACAGGTATACCGGCCTATTATGCTCCACTAATAGGAGTTGACCCATCCATGCAAGATGCTGTGGCGGGCGATTATAGTGCCGACTTCCTCGACCTTCTGTTTGGGAAGGCCTACGCGACGACTGGTATTATAATCATGCCTCCGGCAGACCAGGCGTATACGCTGGAGGTGCATGGGAGATGGTTCACTAAGAGGTTAGAGGAGGATACTGACGAGAGCTGGTGGAGCATTAATAGGCCGGAGTTGTTAGTGTTAGCAGCTATGTGTGTGAGGGAAATGTTCTTTAGGAACACTGAGGGGGTTAGGGGCTATCTTGACCCAAACTTCGGCTCCCTCGCGTTGATGCTGAAAGGTATTGATAGAGATATGGCCGCCCAGGAGGCTATAAATAGTGGGAGGAGGATAGTAGGATGAGTCATAAAAGGACGTTCATCTCTACAAGAGACAAGGTGAAGAGGCTGCCGAAGCCTAAGTATGTGCCTTGTCACGTATACGTCACCTCCCTCTCTTTAGACGGCTCGTTTGCAGAGCTGCATAAGATGACTTTTAACAAGGCTGGACGTGTGCGAGGTGGCTCCGTCGTATTCCGTATCTTGTCCCAAGATATGACTCCATTAAAAATAAGTTTGCCAAACGGAGAGTCATGGACGATCCCAGTGAGCCAGGGGAGGAATACCGTAAAGTTCAACTGTCCTGTAAAGAAGGGTTCAAAGTTGGTGTTTGAGATCGGAGGCACGGTCGAGATAAGAGATGCCTATATATGGTATGAGTTTGCGGAGGGTGCAAAGTGAGGGAGTATCCACTGAGCTTGAAAGACTCACTAAAGGTTGGGCTAAGGAGAGATCATAGGTTGGGGAGGAACGCCCCTGGCCTAATCGAGTGTGTTAACCTCAAGCCTCTCGATGGCTCCCTTGTATTTGCCGAGGCCCCAACTCAGCCATTCCCTACGCCTCCAACCATACAGTGGCCTTATCCTCAGCTTATTAGGGGTAAGGGGAGAACCCTTCTTGTAGAGAAGAGTGCGCTTTACTATGTTAACGAGGCAACGTGGGGTCTCACCAACATCCCTGTATACAACTTATTAGGGACGTTGAATAGCCTTATAGTCAACGGCGCTTTCTCCACCGACCCCGACATAGGGCCTACGTGGGCGTACGGAAGTCAGTGGGTGTGGGCTGACGGTAGGATGGAGAGAACTCCTGGCTCCGGCGACCCTGTCGGCGACGGTAATGAGCTGATTATTGATGGTGATTTTGACGCGGTAGAGGGCGATGGGAATTTGCCTCATTCAGACTATTGGTCGTGGAGTAATATCAATTATCGCTTACACGCTGGCAGTAGCCCTCCAGCTAAGACTTGTGTTTGTATAGGAGATAAGGCGTTTTATCTTGGAAGCGATACCTTTACTCCCGAGGCTGGGCAAAAGTATGTTGTTAGCTTCGAGCTTTACGCTTGTGCTGATATAAGCGGTTGTGTTTGGGCGAGTGAGTATGGTGATAGTGGGGAGGCTATTAGAGCTTCGCTTGGAGGAGCCAACGGTCCTTACTACAACTCAGACGGGGTAAAGCTACTTACCATTACTGCAGAGGATGCTAGCGGGTTTCAGCTTAACGGGGTGGCCGACTCTTACAGTGGTAGGAAGATGTTTGTCGATAATATTTCTGTGCAAAAGTGGGATCACGACGAGAGCGTAGGCCCGGATAGCCTATACCAACTCTTTACAGATATGGTGTCTTCCCCTGTGGAAGGGAAACGATACAAAGTAACATATACTGTGACTTGTAGTGCTGGAACAGTAACCATGGCTTTGGGTGGTACTAGTGGGGAGACAAGAAGCGCCTCTGGCACGTACACCGATTTCGTGGTATGTGGTTCTGGCGATAGGATTAACTTTCTGGCTAGTGAGACCTTTGAGGGGTCTATTGATGACGTGAAAGTTATGGAAGACATACAGCCTGGCGATGGCAACGGCTGGCACTTTATGGACTTCTTCGATGTCTGGGCTTTGTTCAATACGAAGAGTACAGTCTTTGTATTAAAGAGGTCTGCCCTTGGCGGCAACGACGTGGCACAAGTGCAGAATGAGGTGACTATTAAGACTGGCTGCGCTCATAGGGGAAGGGCGATTATGGGAGGCTTTGACGCCAGTAACTTTTGGAAGTCCCAGTGGGTCACTTTTTGGAACAGTTGGATAAGCAAGATGGGTTTGTCTCTGCCTACCATTTCTGGTACGGGCCCTGGCGGTAACTTTGTTATGTGGAGTACTATCGGCGGCGGCGACGCTTTCAACGTACTCTTCCCCGCCACAGCCCAAGAGGGGCTGGTAGGCAGCCCTACGACTGACGGGTCGTTGGGGGAGTCGATAGGTGGAGCGTCAGGGTCACAAACGGAGATTACAGACCCTTATGCAACTGGGGAGGAGATACATTCAGCAGACAGGCCTCTTATATTTGACTTGTTTGAGAGAGGAGAGTGGGGCCTCATGCCAATGCCTTGGCAAGGGGACGTGCTTCATGTTAGGCCTCTTGGAGAAGCGGTGATGGTTTATGGAGAGGACGGGGTGGCTGCCCTGACTTTATTCCCAGGAGATGGCGTGGTGCCACCGACCTACGGGTTGAAAGAGCTTAATATAAGAGTTGGGGTGAAGAGTAGGGACGCTGTTGGAGGTGACGAGAGCAGTCACGTTTATATTGACGCAAAAGGCGCCTTGTGGGCAATAGGCCTTAGCTTGGAGCCTGTGAGGCTAGGTTACCAAGAGATTTTCAAGGACCTCGATAATATAATGATCTCCCATAACCCTGGCGGAGGTCAGGGAGGGGAGTTTTACATATCCAACGGGCGCACTTGCTATGTCTTGACTAAGGATGGTTTGGGTAGCGTTGATATGCCCATATCATCCCTAGCCTATATAGATGGCACGGTGTACGCGCCTAATATGAGACTCTCTGGAGACACTACCTTATGCAGCATTAAGAGCGACACGTTTGATATGGGCGTTAGTGGGATGAAGACTATACGGGTGGTGAAGGTGGCCGCTGATCTTTTGTATAATGTAAGAGTTATTATACATTATTGTAGTGATTTTGAGAGTGGCGAGTTTGAGGAGAGCGAACCTATAGAATGTAATGAGGCTGGGGTGGCTTATCCAGGAATTACGGCGTACTCTTTCAGATTGGAGGTGTTAGGGGAGAGGAAGCCTGGAGAGTATCCATCTATAAATGACGTCGGTATAGGTTGGTGCCTGATAGATAAAAGATATACGAGAGGTATTTATGCTAGTTAAGCTGTCTGTTGATGGAGTAACTAAGCTTTGGGGGGAGTTGAAGAGAGCTGCTGTGATGGCCGTCCCTCCCAACGTGTCTGATTTGGAAGAGCACACCAACAACGTGCTTGCAGCTATACTTAGGGGAGACCTGGAGTGTTGGATTATAGCAGATGAGAAGAGTAGCCCGGATAGGCGTGCTAAGGGAGTGGCTTTTACAGGGACTGTGATGGATAGCTTTTCCATGACTAAGAACCTCCTCATCTACGGCGTCTTTAGTTATGAGAGAGTTAGTATGAGGTTGTGGAGGGAGGGGTTGGAGACTTTGAGGAAGGAAGCTGAGAAGAGGGGATGTAGATATATTATAGGATATACAAGTGAGCCGAGGATGATTGAGATAGCTAATATGTTAGGCGGGGATACAAGTACTATTCTCGTTAGACTGGAGGTGTGATAATGGCTGGATCGGGAGGAGCAAATAGTTGGCCGGAGTATATGCAGTCTACGCACATGATCGCGATGACTGGTCAGGAGGCGAAGGAGACTATATACGATCATTTGTCCTCTCTTGACCTTGATTTAGCACAGGACATCCACGACGCGAAACACAGCAACCCATTTGCTGCTGCCGTGGCGTACGATCCTGAAGAGATACTTGAAGCTGTGCAGGCCCGCTTTGACGTTTTTGACGCCGTTGTAGGCGGTTTGGATGAAGAGGCAGACTGGCTATCTATGTATATCAAGGCCAGGAATGGCGTGATTTTGGATCGTACGAGCGGGCTTCGTGAGCCTGATGATCTTCCAATCGAAGACGCGGTTATTGTAGATGATGTTGACGTGGACGCTGCTGTTAGTGAGTTTGATAGGAATAGCGTCCCCACGCTAATGCGCTCTGTTAATAGGCTTGCCGGCTCCATGGTTTCCATAAATGCAGTACACAGCTCCGCGTTTATCTTAGGCCTTGCCAAGCTGGAGGGGGAACACGTGGGAAGGGTGGAGAAGTATAGGGCTGATTTGGAGATTCAGAGTAAGACCAATAGGCAGACTCTTCAAGCAAACGCTGATATGAAGGAGAGGGAGCTTAAGAGTATTGAGGCAAGGGATAAGAGGGCGCTGACTGTGGCCAACCAGAGGTTTGATAAGGACATTGAGCATAGGGAGAATGTAACTCTTGCTCAGCAGAGGGCCGACGCCGTGATAAGGATGGTGCAGATGCTTGCCACAAAGTTGGAGAGTGGCAGGGCGGCGGCGGTAGTTCAGACTGAGATAGCTAGAATTACTGGGGACGCTTATCATAGACAGGCTGAGGCCGACTTGGAGATAAGTGAGCAGGACGCTCTGTGGGACGTGAGTCTTTATACGCCGCTTGCCAACTTTATGGCGTCTATTATGGGAGCTCCTATGCAACCTAAGGGTTTGAGTAAGGGACAAAAGATAGTCTCCGGAGCTCTTAGTGGGGCGGCTGCTGGTGCACAGATCGGATCGGCTGGGCCGCCGTTGGTGGCCTGGCCGGAGCTATAGGTGGAGCGTTATAGAAAGCTAACTTTGGTAAATAATTTACCGTAGAGCGGGAGGACGACAATCATGCCGAGAAGACTGGATACAATTGACTTGTTGCATTGGGAATATCCTACTGATCTTACATCTTATCCAGGTGAAAAGAAGCTCCTGTCTAGCCCGAATGTAATTAGAGACATCGTGGGCGGCCAGAGCGTCAATCCTCAACGGAATCTCACGTCGCCTCCCCGGCAGGCTCAGCAAGCTCAAAAGCCACGAAGTACGTCTGTTGCTGGTATATCCGGCCTTTTAGCCGATCTTGCCCAGGCCTTTAGTGCTTCTGACCCTCAAAGCTGGCAGCACCAGCTAGGCGCCATGGTAGCGGCAAAGGCCACTGCGGATGTTTATAGTAAGTATGCTAAGAACTTGAAAGCGAAAAGCCCTATGGAGGGCTTGACTCCACTAGAGAGAGCAAGGATAACGCCAGAGCAACGTGCGGCCGGTATGGAGGCCATAGTGGCTGGAACGAAGATGAGGCAGGCGGAGAGAGGGCTGGATATAGAGGAGAAGCGTGCAGAGGCTGTGAAGGGGTACTATGAAAGTATGGAGGACTATTACGAGTTTTTGAAGACCAAGACTCCTGAAGAGAGGGCGCAATATAAGATAGTAGAGACGGAAGACGGAATAATTTCGTATAACCCTGTTACGAAGGAGTCCCATATCATAGGGCAGGCTCCCAAAAGGGCAGAGAAGCCTGTAGGAGAAATGCCGGCTGGGCAGAAGGCCAATCTTATAAGAGGTCTGGTGAGGGATGCTGCAACTGAGGCTGGTAGGGAGCTAGAGATGCAGGGAATTGGGCAGGTGGTTATGAACGCTGACGGCTCTGTCTCCTTCCGCTTTCGCGACCCCAACGTTGACCCAAGAGTGTGGGAGACTGCGAAACAGCGGGCTCTCTTTAGGTCGGTTAGGCAGCAGCTGGACGCTGGTACTATAGATGAGAAAACGGCCAACGCTATTCTTGGTATAGAGGAGCCAGCAGTGACTCCAGATAGAGCCGTGGAGTACGTGCCTGGTAAGGCTTATCAACCTGGAGAGTACTTCCTCTTAGAAGGTGTTCTCCACCAGGTAGCTGCCGACGGAAAGAATTATTTTAAAGTGGAAGGGCAAGGAGGTAAATAGTGCCTACTCTTGAAGAGCTTAATAGAAGGCTGTCTGGTCAGACTACTGAAGAGCCCAGCAGTGTTGGCGAGCTGAGACCGCTTGCAGAGCTTAATAAAAGGTACGCCCCTGCTCCAGCCCCGGCTCCAGCTGCGCCTACGCCCGAGCCCGTCAGTGCTCCTAAGGAGTTGTACAAGGGTCTAATGCGTGGTGGGATCGGCTTGTATGGGAGCATAGCTGGGACGTTGCCGAGGATGCTAGGCGAAGTGTATGGTGCTGAGACTCTTGCTAAGTTTGGACAGTTCGAGCAAGCCTGGGCTGCTGCAGAAAAGGAGAAGTATAAGAAGCATCCAGAGCTGCGAGCCAGTATATGGGAGACCAAAGGCGGAGTGTTCGTGAAACAGCCTGCCGCGTGGCTGGCGGCTAACGTGGGCGAGATAATGCCATCCTTTGCCGCATCTGTCGTCCCTGGCGTCGGCGCGCATAGGCTGGCTACTATAGCCGGCTGGGGTAGTAAGGCTATCAAGTTTGCTACAGCACTGGCTGCTGGAGTGGGCGGTGGCAGCCTGGAAGGTCTGGCGCTCTACGATGAGCTAAGGGATAAGGGGTATAGCCCCGACGATGCTGCTGCTAGGGGTGCCCTTATGTTAATAGGTAGTGGCCTCCTTAACGCGTACCAAGTGGGAAAGCTGGTGACTCCTGGAGTTAGGAGTCGTATGGTTCACTTGATAAAGAGTGGTGCTGTTGAGGGATGGACTGAGTGGGCTGAAGAGCCCCTTGCTGGAGCGTTGTCTGGTGAGCTGGCTGCAGGGAGTAGACAGATGTTTGTAGAGAGGATGAAGAATAGCCTTGATGTACTCCTCGCAGCCGGTGTTACTGGCGGCATAGGTGGTGCCGCTGTAAGTCGTGTTGAGGCTCCAGCAAAGCCGTCGCCTGGGACTGCCAAAGAGATAGCGGAGGAGGCTGAGGCAGCAGGGTACGTTGGGCCTAAGATAACTGTTGAAGAGGTAGGTGGAGCCGAGCAAGCCGACTTTGTAGATAAGCGTGTTGAGGAGCTGGGGTCTTATGAGGCAGTGAGAGAGGCTTATCCGGGAGAGAGTGCGGTTGATAGGTATGCTAAGACAAAAGCAGAAGAATTATTTGGTAGGGGTGGGCCTGTGGAGACTCCTTCGTTAGGTCAGGTCGAGGCTGAGCAGGCTGCTAAAGAGCTGGTTGCGGAGCCAGCTGAAGGGAAGGTAGAAGAGGAAGGAGTCTCCGAGCCTACCCCTATGGATGACATAGAAGCACAGGCAAGGAAGTGGGAGGAGAAGGCCGATGCCTTGGTCATAGAGCTTGAGAAGCTTGATGCCGAGTTTTTGGAAGCTGATGAGGAGACGAGGAGAAAGCTGGAAAGGAAGATGGAGAAGCTTGAGAAAAAGGTGGATGCCTACACTGAGAAGGCTAACACTCTGCGTGGTAGGCCGCCTGAGGTAATAGCTAGGGAGGCTGAGGAAGGACGGAGGTTGGATGAAATAGCTAAGGTAAAGGAGGAGCTTCGTGTCATCTATCCTTATATGAGTGATGATGAATTGGAGCATGCCGCAAAGCGGCATCTTGCCTGGACTGCTGCTTCTATGTATCAGCCGAAGGAGTTTACTAAAAGGGAGCCTGAGCCAGGGATGAGTAGGCGAGACCTTGAAATAGCTACGGGAAAGAAAGGGGAAGAGCTTAGGCAAGAGCTCCGCAATCTTGGATGGAGCGACGAAGAGATAGAGGGCTCCGTCTTTTACGGGCCTGAGCCCACACCCACGCCCGAGCCTGCCGTCCCAGAGATAGAAGAGGAGGCCGTCCCAGAAGAAATTCCTGGTGTGGAGATCGAGGAAGAAGAAAAAGGGGTTAATATAGAAGACACTCTGGAGCCGCAAGAGAGGGCCGCGTTTGACGCCCTTATAGAGTCTGGCTTGGTTGATAAGGATGGTGCAAGACGTGTC